TTGTGTTAACTATGATTTGATATATTTTGCTTTGATATGCTTTGCTATGCTTTGTTTTGCTTAGTTATTACTTGGAAATGTTGGAAATGTTGGTCTGTCATCATCAGTTTCATTATCACTTTGATAATTATAATCAGTTCCAGTTATATATTCATAATCAGATTCTATTTCTGAACCAGAAACTGATTCTGTATCATATTCTTCAACAGGATAATTTTCTATAATATTATTAGCTAATTCTCTAAAAATAACTTTACTTTCATCATAATTGTTTTCATTTCTAATATTTTCATATTTTTCATACTTTTCATACTTTTCAATAATTAGTTTGACATTCATAATATTTATAATATTCATAGTTATTTATGTTTCTCTTATTTATATCAAGAACCCTATTTATGTTGTTTATATAATTAGGGTTATTCTATTATAATACAAAAGCGTTATTATTTCAATTATAAAATGAAAATACTATTTATTAATTATTATTTTATTATTGTCAAACAATGGATAAATATTACACTAGTCAAACTATTATTGAAAATGTTGCTTCAAAAATAATGAATTTATTGAATAGCAATAGCAATAGTAAAAGCAAAAGCAAAAGTAAAAACAAAATCAAAAACAATGAAACCATTTATGTAGTGGATTTTTCCGCAGGTGATGGTCGACTTGGTTCTAAATTAATAGAACTAGGGCTTTCGTCTAATCATCTTCTAGAATATGATATTGAACCAAAACACGAACGAATTATCACCGCAGATTGGCTGAAAGTTAAATTACCTTCTCATGTAAAAGAATTTATTTTGACTTTTAACCCTCCTTTCGGCAAATCATGTCATACTGCTTGTCAATTCATAGACCACGCACTTCAACTAGAAGGTACTCGTGTTTTTGCAGCTTATCTTATATTACCACTTTACCCTGTAATGTTTGACAATGCTAAAACTCATAATGTTGATTTATTACCATCTAATTCTTTCATTTATAATGATAATGAAGTATCTGCACCTTCTTGTTTACACGAAGTTATTTCAAGACCATCAGGATTTCTAAACTTTAAACTTTATACTGTGTTGTCAAACAAACCATACTATTATGATATTAATAATTTGAGCGATTTAATTGCTCATGATACAAGAAATATGAAATTTTCTGATGTCAAACATAGATTACCTATTGCTCTTATTCGCAAAACAGGTCATTATGCCGGTTTGACAGCAATTATTATTGAAAAAGATATTTCTACAGTTTATTATTTGAATAATAATAAAAATCAATCAAATAAACAAAATGAAATAAATATGTCACAAAAGAAATGGGATGCTCTACACGAACCAATAGAAACAAGACCCTGGTTATCAAATGACAGTAGATGGCGTTTGACATCATTTAAAGATGATAATGGAAGAGATGGTTCAAGAACCGGTTGTGGTGCATTAAAAATACTCCCAAAAGAGCATGGCGAATTACTTGAACCTGCTTACCTTCACAAAAAAATTAAACAATTTATCGAATATGTTGGCGAAAATTGCAATTCTGTTAGAGGCGGGGGTAAAGGACCGCAAAGTATTGGTATAGGTACTTTCTATTGGATTACCAAATTTGCTTTAGCTGATGATATTTAATAAAATTTATTTAAAGTAATAGATATGATATAGTATAATATATTGAACTACAACTATACATTATATACATAATGGCGATGAGAGCAGCAGGTAGAATTATGGCTATTGAAAATACTATTAGAAATCTTTGCCCAACTAGTATAATTCCAACTATTACATTAGCTATTAGAAAAGACCATAAATTATTCGATAACAAAAATGGTACCAAAATGGTGAATAATCTATACAAAAGTTATTTATCATACAAAACATTATATCCACAATTTACAATCCCTTTCTTCTTACCAAGAGCATTTGATACGCAAAAATATATTAATCAAACTAAAAATAATGAGATAAATCATATTAGCATTGAGAGCTGTTTCGCATTAAATATTGAATATAGCAGAGAGCATAATAGTGAGCATAATAGCGAGCATAACATACAACATAATAAAAGCGCCAGTTTAACTACTGTTTCATCTAGGAATTATGATAGAAATCTACACGATTCTAATTTGTATCCAGCCGAAATAGTAACACATATAAAGCAAAATAATAACTTATCATATGTGAAAAATAATATTCATTTTCTATTAAATTGCAGCTCTAATGTATTACCACAGCGTATGAATGTTGACTCCATTATAATAACTGATAATACACACTGTAAATATCCAGTTAAATTAGATGTTGTTGTAGCAAGTGATAAAGAACTAAATATTGATGATGAATGGGATAATATTCAAGATTGGGCTAAAAAATCTGGATAAATCATAAACAAACCATAATCAAACCATAAACAAACCATAAACAAACCATAATCAAACCATAAACAAATCACAAATAAAAACCCAACTTTTAATAAATATTTTTAAATAATCATATTTATTAGAATGAAAAATGATACTTTAAGTATTGAAATAAAGAATTACTTAAAAGAACTTAAAGAATTTGGTGAATACTGGTTCAATCAAAAGAAAAATATTTATCGCTGGTTTAAAGGTCCAAATAAAAAATGCGATAGATTTTTAGAAGAAAAATATGGTAAACTTTACGAATTTATTGTGAATCTTCACAACAATACAAAAGCTATGAGAGAAATTAAAAATGATAAAATACTGTTTTTATATGCAATTATTGCATTAGACCAATTAAGTAGACATTTTTATAGAAATGATTATCGAGCATTTGAACAAGACAGCAAAGCATATATGCTTTCAAAACAATATATTAAACGATATGGGTTTGACCATCTTTCAGTAGATGAGTTTATATTTTTAATGGTAGTTTTTCAACATCAAGAAGATGTTAAAGCACACCAAAAAGCACTTGAATATAATTTAAAAAAAGTAGAATCATTAGAAATTAATAAGAAAAATAATGATAAAATGATTGATTCATATAAATATACACTTGAACATCAAAAAGTAATTGAAAAATTTGGCTATTATCCAAAACGCAAAATAATATGTGGTGAGAAATTGACTAAAGAAGATAAAGAGTATATTAAATCCAGTGCTTACACATTCTTTTAATTAGCATTAGTATTAATAACTATAAAAGTATGTAAATGCTTGGTCACATGCTACCATTATTTTTGCATTATTCAACCTTTTAGCCATCATATGAAAATGCCTATGCTCACAATCAACCATTGTATTAACTCTTTTGAGTGGATATTTTTCCAGATTTTTTTTCAATAATTCCTTATCAATATATTTATCAGTCAAATAACCATTATATACACATCCTTTAAAAACATGTTTCTTATAAAGACCAAAACCACAAAAAGCCGAATCAACCGGCAAAAGTTTTCCTTTATTTTCTTCTGCTAATAATGTATTTTTTATATATTGAATTAATTCATTTTGATAACTTTCTACAGTATAACAACTAGAATATGAATCCATAACATCTTTTGGATAACTCCAACAACCTAATTGAAATGCATCATTGGAAAAAGCCCATATATCATAATATGGCTCTCTAGCAAATGTTAAACTATCCCATTTGTCAAACATTGTTTCATCATTCAAATACTTTTCAATCACATCTATTTTAATATCACCTTGACAACTATACTTATTTGTATCCATCATTCCAAATAAATTATAATCATTACATTCTTCACTATAAACATATTTCAAAATATTATTGCGTGCATTAGCAATATCCACTGTGCGAATATTAGTAACAGGATTTTTACAATTACTATTCATAACAACTGTTTTCAAATCATATTTTTTTGTTAAATCTATGCATATTTTCAAACTATTGTCATTACTATTATCATAATAAATTACTATAATAAACTTGTCAAACAATGTTCTCAACTTTGATATATTTTCAAAACACTTTGGAAGGCCAATAGCGTTATTCTTAACACATAAACCTAAAGCTAAACTATGTTTCTTATTTTGCTCTGTCATATTATCGAAATATCAATATGAATATCAATATAAAAAATAATGTGTTATTCATAAGTAATTCTATATTTATATTTATAATTCTACTTTTACAATATTACCACATATTGGCGTAATATTGTAATTAGTATTAGCATCAGCATTAGCATTAACATTAACATTAGCATTATTCTCAACCCATTTTACACTTATTGCTCTAACAATAACACCACTCTCGTTCGCTTTCTTCAACGCTTCTTTATAAACAGGGTCACCATTACTCACTTCAAAATGTGTTATATCGTCACGCTGAACTATAAACAATATCATACATATTACATTTTCTCTTGTTTCCATTATTTTTCTCAATGTATTTGTATGTTTTAATGCTCTTTCACTATGTGTAACTGCTTTACTTTTCTTATAACCGGTTGGAAACACCGCTATTTTACTATCATAATCTCTATCACTGAAATCCATTTTTGATAATACTTTTGGTGATTCATTTTCATATACAGCAATACTTACATTCTTTATTTCACAAATAAATGGCTTATTATCTGTTGTCAAACCGCAATAGTCAAAACGACAATCATCATATGTTTGTTGCGTCTTTAGTGTATGCTGTTTAGCCTTGAAACCAGTCAGCTTATCACTTATTAGGATTTCTCCTGCGAATTTTTCTGCTAATGATGGGTCTACACCAACTAAATATGTATTGCCTTTTTCCTCCTGTTTTGAACAAATAACACCATAATCGCATTTACCACTGTTGCGTTTGACAGAAATAACTGTTGCTTCTTTATCGACCATACCATTACAACCTAATGATGGCGTATGTGCTAATACTTGTTGCGGTTCTTGTTCTTCTTGTTCTTTTTCTTGATTACTATTTATCAATTGCAAATCACATACATATGGAGTTTTAATCAACTTTGAAGGTCTTGCTAATATCTTTCCTTCAACAACATTTACACTATCATTTAATGAAATCGATTGCATTTTGTTTGATTTTTTGTATTGTTTTGACAGTTTAAATCAAAACAATGCAAAATACATAAATTATTAATTATTTAAAATATTGTTAAAAATAATTAATTGTCAAACATTTTCAATTTTTCTAACTATAAATCTACAAATATGAAGCATAAAAGTCTATTACACGCTGGTCAATAATGATTTTTTCAGGATTAAATGATGTCAGTGTCAAACCTTCCAAACTTCTTACGCGAGACAAAGCTACATATGTTTGCCCACATTCAAATACACCATTACCTGCATCTATTTCAGCATAACTCAATGTTGCTCCTTGTGATTTATGTATTGTAATTGCCCAAGCAAGTATCAACGGCACCTGTTTTATAGAGATATTTGGAAAACGCTCACTCGCCCAAGAATGCTTCGCCATAACCATCTCTCTACCATTCGTAAAACGCACTCTTGGTAATTTATCAGCAGTAAAACTTGTAATAATTCCTTGACTACCATTCACAATAGGCAAATCATTATCCATATCTATATTTGCTACACACATCACCTGAGCACCTACTTTCAAATTTACTGTTCTCTCACATAAACAACTATGAGATAAATAACCTTGCTCATAATCAATTGTTGCCTGTGGTATTGGGGCAGTTGGAATAGCTTTACCCCCTGATTCAATCACTGTCTGATAAATATAATCCATTTCCAATTTTATAGTTTCTGTGCTCAATGATGAAAGATATTTATTATTTATTGCGTCTGCTTGCCTTCTCATCGGCACAAGTTTCGTAGGGACTACTCCATCTGGTGTATCTAATTTCGCATTTACTCTACTATTCAAACGCTCGTAACTTGATTTGGTCAATCTACCTACGCGAACTTGGTGAAGCGATTTTACAAATAGTGGGTCTGTTTGACGAAATACTGTTTTCAACTCTATTACATCATTTATTATTTCATTCCACCGCTTATATTCGAAAGCCCAATCGGTTGAACCAGCATCCTCTTTATCACCCACTGGGGGCAATTGATAGAAATCGCCGAACAATAATAATTGTATATTACCGAAAGGAAATATTGCGTTTCTGCATTTGCGTGCTAATAAATCTAATATATTCAGCAATTTGGCTGACATCATACTTACTTCATCAATTATCAATATATCCACTTTTTTCCAACATCCGCATTTCTTCTTTTTCTGCTTATACATGCGGTCAACAACTTCTGCTACGCTACCAGAAGCTAAACCTAGATTAGCCCAAGAATGAATAGTTCGCGCTTTACAACGCAATTGGTCAGCAGCACAACCAGTCATTGCACATACTTGAATATTTTTGCCTACTTTATTTGCATGTTTTACTATTTCGCGAATTAATTCTGATTTTCCTGTGCCTCCAGGTCCTGTGACTAATATGTTTTTATTGGATTTATATGCGTCAAACGCTTGTTGTTGTTCCGCTGATAATTCTACCATATCAATCTAGTTTTTCTTTGATTTAGTTTGGTTTAGTTTGATTGTTTTCACTAGTTTAGTTTTTACTATTGGCTCTCTGTTTGTAATAATTACTATTGCATTTATTACAATCAATTTTAATGCTTTATTATGCTTTATTATGTTTGATATGATTTTTACAACATGTATAAACAAGATATTAAATATGTTCCATCTTCATTATGTTTTGCCTGTGAAATATCTTGAGTTGCTTTTGCTATTGTATAATTTGTAAAGAACTCGCTGTCAGATTTACAACCTATACCCTTAGTAGAACTTGTCATTATAAAATCACCATTCTCAATCACACCTGTTTCCTTATTTACCAATATTGCTCCTTCACCTGAACCATTAACATAATGAAAATCTTTATTATCATTTGTAATAATTAATGGAGTTCCCCAAGAACCGGTTTTGTGATTTTCTACATCTTTATTTCCAGCATATATACCATATACACTTTTTTCTTTCATTTTTTGAGAAAGTCGAAGTTTTGGTAAAGCCTCATTAATTGTTGGCTCATGTAGTTTTTCTTTTGGTGTCAAACAGTTTTCAATATTACCTGTACTACATAGTATCATTCCCTCTATCAGTTTGATATCTGTATCTTCAATTAAATTTCTGTGCTGACCTGTAAAGTTGATCTGGTGATTCATCTCTCTATTTGAGTTGTTAGGACTAATGTAGCCATCTACAGCTGTTCCATTACCTCTGTGGAATGTAAGGTATCCAGCAGTATAAGCTGAAATATAATGTTGGCGTGTTGTCCCACTATCATTTACACTTATTTCTAAACCTGCATATTGAGGGTTTCCTGCTTGAGTTCCTGAAGTCATAACGAATTTTTGGTTAAATGATGTAATATTGCTATTAACACTCAACTGTCCTCCATTAGCCACATTCAAACGGATATTAGCATTATCAATAATTGAAGTATGTGATGTAAAGTTGTGTTCTATATACTTACCCCTGAATATAGCTCCATGTCTTACATTTGAACCACCAGTCCAATTTGAAATACCAATGTCAACATTTACATTGTTTGTATTGTTTGTTATAAAAACACCGTTATTAGAACCTTGTGAATTAGAACCATTAACAGATAAATTAAGTTTATTACTTGTTGAAACTATTGAACCATATGTTGATGAACTATCATTATATTGTGAAACAAATAAGGAATAATCATCTTCATCTAAAGGTGTCCGAAATTCTAAATCATTATAGTTATTATTTCCAACAGGTTGAAATAACATATTGTTCAAAACATTTACTGCGGTACTTCCACTTGTTGTGAAATACTTATCTTCATTACCTCCTAATAATGAACCATTATAATTTAATTTATTATTTCCATCAACATACAATTTATTAGTTGTTGTACTTGGAACAAGAGCATTACTAAAATTAATTCCTATATTACCAGATAAATCTAAATCACCAGTCATAGTATCACCAGCTTTTGAAAGTTTTGCAGTAATTGCTGTTGAATTATTTGAAATAGATGTTGAATTATTTGAAATAGATGTTGTGTTGTTTACTACTTTACCACTTAAATCTAATACAACAGAACTCAAATCATCTACAACTCCTGTCAAACTAGTTATGTTATTTGTATTACTAGAAATTGCTGTTGCATTATTTGAAATCGATGTTGAATTTCCTTTTATTGTTTCATTAACCCAACCATTTCCTTTTATAGTAGAAATTGCTGTTGAATTTCCTTTTATTGTTTCATTAGTCCAACCATTTCCTTTTATAGTAGAAATTGCTGTTGCATTATTTGAAATTGCTGTTGCATTTCCTTTTATTGTTTCGTTAGTCCAACCAGTTCCTTTTATTGTAGAAATGCCTGTTGCATTATTTGAAATAGATGTTGCATTATTTGAAATTGCTGTTGCATTTCCTTTTATTGTTTCATTAACCCAACCAGTTCCTTTTATTGTAGAAATGCCTGTTGCATTATTTGAAATAGATGTTGCATTATTTGAAATTGCTGTTGCATTTCCTTTTATTGTTTCGTTAGTCCAACCAGTTCCTTTTATTGTAGAAATGCCTGTTGCATTATTTGAAATTGCTGTTGCATTATTTGAAATTGCTGTTGCATTATTTGAAATTGCTGTTGCATTTCCTTTTATTGTTTCATTAACCCAACCATTTCCTTTTATAGTATTTACATCTGTATTCAAATTATTTATACTTGTGTCAAAATTACTAATGTTCAAAGTACCGAATTTCAATGAAGTATTAGGTTTATCATAATATAGTTTTGTATTAGTTGAATTATTATTATCATAAATAATACCTCTTCCTGATGAATTCATAATTAAATCATAGTTGTGATATGTAGGTGTGTATAAATTTGTTGCATTATCTAGAATTCTTATTTTTTCATTATAACTACGATTGGTACCATTATCTGTTTGTAAAGATAAACCATTAGCAGTAGTAGTAACTATTCCACCATAAGTATTAATACCAGCAAATTCAAGAGCCCCAGTCATAGTATCGCCAGATTTGCTAACTTTGGTAGCAATATTTGTTGTATTTGTACCAAGTCTACCGCTCAAATCGATAAATGCAGTGTTTAGTGTATTATGGTCACCACTCAAATCCAATACAACAGAACTCAAATCATTTACAACTCCTGTCAAACTTGTTATGTTATTTGTGTTGGTTGAAATTGCTGTTGCGTTTCCTTTTATTGTTTCATTAACCCAACCACTTCCTTTTATAGTAGAAATTTCTGTTGAATTATTTGAAATAGATGTTGCATTATTTGAAATAGATGTTGCATTATTTGAAATAGATGTTGCGTTTCCTTTTATTGTTTCATTAACCCAACCAGTTCCTTTTATTGTTGAAATTGCAGATGTGTTATTAGAAATCGATGTTGAATTATTTGAAATAGATGTTGAATTATTTGAAATAGCTGTTGAATTATTTGAAATAGATGTTGAATTATTTGAAATAGCTGTTGCGTTTCCTTTTATTGTTTCATTAACCCAACCACTTCCTTTTATTGTTGAAATAGCTGTTGTGTTATTTGAAATAGCTGTTGAATTATTCGAAATGGATGTTGAATTATTCGAAATTGCTGTTGCATTTCCTTTTATTGTTTCATTAACCCAACCAGTTCCTTTTATTGTTGAAATTGCAGATGTGTTTGTTGAAATATTTCCTGTGTTTGTTGAGATGTTTCCTGTGTTACTAGCAATTGCTGTTGCATTTCCTTTTATTGTTTCATTAACCCAACCAGTTCCTTTTATTGTTGAAATTGCAGATGTGTTTGTTGATATGTTTCCTGTGTTACTAGCAATTGCTGTTGCGTTTCCTTTTATTGTTTCATTAACCCAACCAGTTCCTTTTATTGTTGAAATTGCAGATGTGTTTGTTGAAATATTTCCTGTGTTTGTTGAGATGTTTCCTGTGTTACTAGCAATTGCTGTTGCGTTTCCTTTTATTGTTTCATTAACCCAACCACTTCCTTTTATTGTTGAAATTGCAGATGTGTTTGTTGAAATGTTTCCTGTGTTTGTTGAAATTGCAGATGTATTTGTTACTACTTTACCACTCAAATCCAATACAACATTAGATAAATCATTAACTGTAACAATAACATTTGTTACATCACCTTCTGCAACTCCTACAAGAGAACCATTAAAAAATAGCTGATTTCCGTCTGGTGAATAAAGTGTAGAAGCAGTATTTTGTGGTGTAAAAGATGAAATTAATAAACCCTTTTCTGCTGTTATTTCATTTGGTATATTAACATTACCACTTAATTCTACACCTGTATCGGTTAGTGTTAATGCATTATTTCCTTGAACATTTAGTTTTATGTTTGACAAATCAGTGAAAAGAATTGCCTCTTTATTTACTCTATCAACACCAAAAGATGTTGTTGAACCTGGTATTATTATCTCGCTATAACTATTATCTAATACAAGTGAAGAACCACTTACATCCCAAACTGATAATTTATCATTATCCCAGTAAATATCGTTTCCGCTACGATATAATTTATTTGTTTTATTACTTGGCGCTGTTGAATCATTAAAAACAATACCACTAGATGTATTAAAATTAATGTCTGAACCCGAATAAATTGGATTGTAAGTATTAATAAAATTATTACCTATGCGTATCTTTTCAGAATATGATGATGAGTTTGGGTCTGCAACTTGTAAATTACTACCAAATTGATTTGTTGAAATGCGTAGATTATAGTAATTTGATGATTGGTCAAATGTTAAATCACCAGTCATAGTATCACCGGATTTGCTAACTTTTGTAGTAATATCTGTTGTGTTATTTACTACTTTACCACTCAAATCCAAGAATGCATTATTTAAAATATTGTGGTCACCACTTAAATCCAACACAACAGAACTCAAATCATTTACAACACCAGTCAAACTAGTTATGTTATTTGTATTATTTGTAATTGATGTTGAATTATTTGAAATAGCTGTTGTGTTATTTACTACTTTACCACTCAAATCCAAGAATGCTGTGTTTAGTGTATTATGGTCACCACTTAAATCCAACACAACAGAACTCAAATCATTTACAACACCAGTCAAACTAGTTATGTTATTTGCATTATTTGTAATTGATGTTGTGTTATTTGTAATTGATGTTGCATTATTTACTACTTTACCACTCAAATCAAATACAACAGTGCTAAGGTCAGAAACTACGCTTGGTAAACTAAATATTTCACCACTCAAATCATGCACATTAGATGATAAATCTTGAACAACACCACTCAAATCGTCTAATTCGCTATTTAACTCTACAATAACTCTTGAGTTATCATAAACATTTTCGGAAACATCATTAATTAATGCAATAACATCCGATAAATTACCATTGTTCATAAGATAATTAATAGAAGCATCAATTATTACTAATTGTGCACTTATATCAGAAATAGCATCTGTATTACTATCAACACTAGGAACACTAAATATCATATTGCTTACATCTACTGGTGCATTCTTTGATACTCTTGAAACACCACTATAAATACTATTTTTATATACAATATTTCCAGAATCATCTACACAATAATATCTACCATCTCCAGCAGAAAACCAATTTGTATAAGAGTCTATTTGTGTAACACACCCTGATGATGAATCGAAAAATACCGGTCCATAATATGTACTACCATCGTTTTTTTCAACCGGACCATTTAAAGATGCCTGAAGTTTATAATCACTATAAATATCTTTGCCTTTAACCTTTTGCGTATAAGAACTTGCGTTTCTATTAGTTTTTGAATTATATGTATTTGATGTTCTTGGTTGACTACGCATCTTATTATGTATTTATTGGAGAAAATGAGTTTTATTTTACTACTTAATTAATTATTAATTAATCATTAATTTATCATATTATTAATCATTAATTCGAAATATTCTAATATTTATTTTAATATTTATGATGACCCTGACCCTGAAGCTGATGCTTCAATTGCACTTAATCGCTGTTCAATAGACAATATTTGTTGCTTTAATAAAGCATTTTCTGCTTTCAAATTTTCATTATCTTGTTCTAAATTATATACTTTGTTAACCAAGATATTTTTCTCAGTTTCATAACCATTTGTTTTTAATGTCAATCTATTTACTTCTGATGTCAAATTTTCATCTAATTCACTTACAGCACCATAAAGAAGTGTTGTCATATATGCTTTGTCAATAACATGGAAATCATCTACACTCTCACCATAAACAAAGCAAGGTCCTTGATAATTTTGTGTTTGACTATTATTTCCGCTTATAAAACTAATTTGATACTTACTACCACTTGAAACATTTAATTTATTATCCAAGTTAATAAAATAATTATTATTACTTGAGTCCATTATTTTTACATTTGTATTTGATACATCAAATGGTTCTGATGTTGTAAGAATATTATTAGTTATTTCACCAACTAACATAACATTTGGTATATAGTCAGTTTTCAAGCGAACAGCTTGAGGCAAATGTTCTCTAATTTCTTGTGCAATCCAACCCTTTACACTATTAGTTCCTTTTTGAATTTTATCAATATATTCATAATTTCTTAGTGGTATTTTTCTCATTACTTCTAATGAATTAGAAGCATCAACTATATTAGTTTTAATCCTTCTGTCACTTACAGCTCTTAAAGTACCAAAGGTTAATATATCATGGCTTGTTAATATAGACGCATTAAAATCACCGTAAGCAGCAGTACCAGTGCTAACGGTACTACTCCAATATCCTACCCAACCATGGGTATTTAAATAACTTGTACCATAACCATTAACTTGTAAAAGAGAAGTTGCTGTTGTTGTAAAAGCTGTACCAATTCTTATAACTTTACTTCCAGCAACAAGTATATTATGATTATTTACTTCTATATTAAATGGTGAAGTTGTAAACTTAAATACATCACTCGCTCTATAATTTATAATACCAGTACCACCATAAGACCCTAAAGTCATAGTTCCACCAGTTCCAGCTGTATTACCAATTGTTATTTGACCATCTGAGTTTTGCACATGTAAATTAGCACCACTTATGTCTAAGTTACCAGTGATAGTATCACCTGATTTGCTAACTTTTGTACTAATGCTATTTGTATTTGCAGTTACTATATTACTCAAATCAATAAATGAAGTATCTAATTTACTAAAATTTCTATCTATGGTGTTATATAACCCGCTATCTTGCTTATATCTAAAAGTTAAATCAGAACCACTAAAGAATGTTGAATCATAAGTTGTACTACCTAATGATTTTCCTTTAACTGAATATGTATTTGAAGGAGCATTTGTTGAAGGATTAATATTTGTTATAAGTAAGGGCTTTGTTAAATCTATTGTTCTTACATTTGATGGTTCAGTAGCAACACCATTTATAATCCAACCACTAATATCAATTATTTGTGCGTCATTAGTAGGGTTATAAAATGGTGGATTAAAATAATATTCGAGCGTTTGACTAGGATTTTCAATAGGAAATGGAACATCATTTATAAGAAAATTACCACTAATTGTTGAATTTTGGTCAGTATTAGATTGCATAGTAAATTTCAAATCATAATTTTTAACTTTTCCATCATATGTTAAATCAATAGAATCTATACTATTATTTGATGTATTTGTGTTCAAATTATTAAAAGCGGTATTTAGTGTATTATGATTAGTACTCAAATCAATAAAAGCAGTGTTTAGTGTATTATGGTTACCACTCAAATCCAATACTACATTACTCAAATCAATAAAAGCGGTGTTTAGTGTATTATGATTACCACTCAAATCCGAGAAATTAGTACTCAAATCAATAAAAGCATTGTTTAGTGTATTATGGTCACCACTCAAATCAAATACTACATTACTCAAATCATCTACAACATTGGTTACATCTATTATACTACTGTCAAACCCCAATTTTTTATTATTCCAGTAAATATCGTTTCCACTACGATATAATTTATTTGTTTTATTAGTAGGTGCTGTTGCATTATTTAAAACAATACCATTTTGATTATTAAAAATAATATCTGATACTGAAAATATAGGCTTATATGCATTTATAAAAGTATCTCCTATGCGTAAAGTATTATTATAACTACTACCACCACTACCATTATTACTATAAAAATGTATTCCATTAATGTCAGTATGTATTTTAGCTCTGTAATTACTACTAGTAGGGTCTAATAAAATTCCTTTATTACCAGTAAAAGATAAATCACCAGTCATAGTATCACCAGATTTGCTAACCTTTGTAGTAATAGCGGTTGCATTAGTTGTAATATCACTATCTATTCCAATCTTATTTGAACCAAAAAACAAATCACTACCATTATTAGTATAAATTGTTGATGCTGTTTGAGTTGGTACATAATTAGATAAAACTAACCCTTTTTCTGCTGTCAAATTGTCAGAAAAGTTTACTACACCACTTAAATCAACTCCTGTATCAGTTAGTGTTAATGCATTATTTCCTTGAATATTCATTTTAATATTTGATAAATCTGTGAAAAATATGGCTTCTTTATTTACTTTATCAACACCAAAAGATGTTGTTGAGCCTGGTATTATTATTTCATTATAATCACTGTCTAATACAAGTGAAGAACCACTTACATCCCAAACTGATAATTTATTATTATCCCAGTAAATATCGCTTCCGCTGCGATATAATTTATTTGTTTTATTACTTGGTGCTGTTGAATTATTTAAAACAATACCACTTTGATTATCAAAAATAATATTTGATTTTGAATAAATAGCATTGTAAGTATTAATAAAATTATTACCTATGCGTATCTTTTCAGAATATGATGATGTGTTTGGGTCTGCAACTTGCAAATTAGTACCATGTTGATTTGTTGAAATACGCAAATTATAATAATTTGATGATTGGTCAAATGTTAAATCACCAGTCATAGTATCACCGGATTTGCTAACTTTTGTAGTAATAGCAGTTGTATTATTTACTACTTTACCGCTCAAATCAAGCACAACATTACTCAAATCATTAAAACCAGACTTTAATGTATAATGGTCTCCACTCAAATCAAGTACAACATTACTCAAATCCAATACAACATTACTCAAATCCAATACAACATTACTCAAGTCATTAAAACTAGACTTTAATGTATAATGGTCACCGCTCAAATCGAGTACAACATTACTCAAGTCATTAAAACCAGACTTTAATGTATAATAGTCACCACTCAAATCCAATACAACATTACTCAAATCGTTAAATGCTGTTTTTAGTGTATAATGGTCACCACTCAAATCAAGCACAACATTACTCAAGTCATTAAAACCAGATTTTAGTGTATAATGGTCACCACTCAAATCAAGCACAACATTACTCAAGTCATTAAAACCAGACTTTAATGTATAATGGTCACCACTCAAATCGAGTACAACATTACTCAAATCACGAACAACTCCAGGCATGTAAAATATTTCACCACTCAAATCATGCACATTAGATGATAAATCTTGAACAACACCACTTAAATCATCTAATTCATTATTCAACTCTATAATAACTCTTGAATTATCATAAACATTTTCAGAAACATCATTAATTAATGCAATAACATCTGACAAATTACCATTATTCATAAGAAAATTAACAGACGCATCAACAATATTTAATTCAGAACTAATATCTTGAATAGCAATTGCGTTCATTTGAATAGCAAATGCATTTATTGAACAACATTCCGAATTATCAACACTATTGCAAGGACCACAAGATGACATTGTAGAACTTAATTTTTTTGTATATGTACTTGAATTAACTGTAGTATTACAATTGTTATTGGTTCTAGGAATATTATACATTATGATATATTTTGAGAAAAAAGAGACTAATTAAAAACATATGATTTATGAATATGATTTTAATTATTGTTTATGATTTTAATTATTGTTTATGATTGTTGATAAATAGAAGTAAATGAGAATGAAACAGACCAGTCCATATTATTCAAATCTAATACTCTACCAATCTCATCATACAAAGTAACTCGTAATTTTTCTATGCTAACAGGCCCAAAATAACTTCTTGAAGTATTAAATGTTGTTGTAGTTGAAACCATATCACCAAGTGTAAAATATCCTTGACTTTTACTTAATTTACCTATATCAATTCGTGCTAATATATTATTTGGTAACAATGAAGATTGGTATCCACTTGTAAAATAGTCATAGACTGCGCTTGGTTGATAATCATCTACTGCAATAAAAATATATTTAGGGTCAACTGTATCACAAATGCTTTCAGACCCAATAATTATAGGTGCTGAGTTTACAGAATAAGCGCCTTCACGAAAGCCTAATGCCCATCCAAATCTATACTGCAAATTATCATTTGTTAAAATAATACCATCACTACCACAGGCAAACTCTATTTTAAATTCAGTTACTGGCGAACCAGTTGGCGTAGTAAAAACACTTTTACCAGAAATTCTGTCAATATCGTATGTAAGTTCTGTTGTAGTATTAATACCTGCTTTACCCATAACAGTATTAATAATATCCTTAATTGATACAAGATTAGTGTTTGTGTCAAACGGATTTCTATAATTACCGTCAGGTATAGTAATTATGTAGCGATTTGTTGTAGGACCGGTTTTTGTAACTGTAATAACAAATGTTGTATTTCCTTTTGATTCGCTGAAATTATAAAATGAAAGTGGAATTACAATATTACTCATACTTAATTTAACACAGTCAGTAATTTTGGAAGGCAATACAATATTATAATCGCTGCTTGGTGTGCTATAATAATTATCTCTGAAGCGGCTATCTATATTAATTGCTTTGTAAATAGTATGAACTTTAATAGGATTAATTTGACCAGGTGGTTGTCTGGCTTCATCGGCTTCTCTGCCCTGTTGTTCATAAGCAAAAGCATCCAATCTTGATTTATTTGCTATCAAAACATGGTCATTAACAATAGAAACCGGTTGTTCTTTTGATAATTTATCTTGAATAGCATGCATTTCAGGTAGTATTTTCATTTGGTTCTGCAATTCTATTTCGTCTAATTTAAATCTTTTTGAAACATCAATAATAAAATCTTTAAAATCGTTAGCATCATCTTGTGTTTTGGTTTCATCATTTTCCACTTTTTTTAAAGCAATTATTAGTGAACGAGCTTTTGAATCATTACTATCTACATTATTTATATTGAATAATTCCAATAATTCATCATCGCTATAATCGTCAGCATCAAGATTCCACGTCATTTATACTTCTATAATTATTTTATATTTATGTTTATGTATATCTTTCAAAAATTAACAATTAACAATTAACAATTAACAATTACATAATTGAACAACAATTTAGTAAATTCTTGGTTTTATTTACTATAGTATTACCATTAGTACTGCTAGTACCATTAGTACCATTTAACAAAGGAATTGTAGTAATATCTTTATCTAAATAGTAATTTATTCCATGAACAATATTTCCATTAAATATAAAATTTTTATTAATAATTTCAAAGAATTCGTCAGACTTTTCATTTAGTTTGACATCATCATTAAATAAATTTAATTTATAAAAATAAACTTTTTCTTTTTTGCAATAATTTTCAAAATCATAAACATGGTTTCCATAAATACCACTACTTGTATCAGCGAAAACTGATATTACAATTTTTTCATTATCATTTCGTTTGACATCTTTTAATTCACAAATCCATTTAGTCATATTTTTAAAACAATTTTTGTCTGACAAGTCAATAATTATAATTGATGCACAACAAGCATTAAAATATGATTTTATTATGCTAAAATAACTTGGGCTACCAGATGTATCCCATAAATGAATTTTTGCTTCTATATTATTCAATTGTTTTCTTAATACATACATATCTAATCCAATAGTCGCTATGTAGCCATTAATTATATGATTATTTGTTAATTTCTTACATAAAAAGGTTTTACCTGTTTCACATTCACCTACAATAATCATTTTAATTAATATACTTCGCATTTTGTTTGACATTATTAATAAAGAATTATACTTTTAATATTACTGATTTCTTTTTGCGTAAAATAAACAATAAGAAATCTTAAATAGCAAATCTTAAATAGCAAATAATTGATTTATATAATATAACTGTTTTTATCCACCACAAAAACCGCATCCTTTCTTTGGATTATTAGTTATATCCATTCCCATTTTAGAAGAAATATTATAAGAATTAACAATTTTGTTTGTATTTAAACTTGAAGAAACATTATATGAACTTGTTGTCATCATCATACTTATATTAGGTCTTTTAACCGAAGAATATACTGGAGTTTTTGAATATATAAGTGTCATATAATAAATTCAAATACTTTTATTTTGGTAAATATGGATTGGATTAGATTGGATTGGATTGGATTAGATTGGATTGGATTGGATTAGATTAGCATTTGCATGTTTTATCTTGAACCAAATTATATTTAGTATAATATGCTTGTTCAACAGGAGTTGATGCAGTTGTTGTTTTGCTTGTTTGACGCAATGCATTTGCCTTCTTCCTAGCAAGAAAACGGCTATATGAGTCGTGTTTTACATCTACACCTATACCACCAGGTGCAGATGCACCAGGACGAATACCAGTAAGACCGCGTTTTGTGCTATTACCGCGTGATGGAACTACACGCATAGATACACTTGGTATTGCTCTATCACTGGATTGATTCCAATTTACGAAACTATAATTTGATATAGGGTTGTTATTAAAGCGTCCAACCATAGGACCTCGCACGCTCAACGCGGCTAATGAACCTAAATATTGAGAAGCTGGTGCGCGAACCTGATTTTGGATGATGCGCTGTTTTGCTTCTACATATTGGGGTGCTGCATTTGTATCACTTGTAGTACCTGTTACACAAGTTACGCAACGAGATACATTTGACATTGTTCCTGCATTACAATTGCAATCTTTTAGTAAATAAGACATTTGTTAGTATATATATTAATGACTCACAATAAAATTGAAAATGTTTGTTTGACAATTTTATTTTTCAAATAAGATAAGAAAATATTGAAAACCAGCGAAACCAGCGAAACCAGCGAAACCAGCGAAACTATCAAATGATTAAAATACCGAGACCTACATTAGTTTGCCCTCATTGTTCTAAAGTTTATAGACGCAAACGCGAATTTGATTTACATAAATCCACTTGCCGTATTATTCAAGAAGATATTAGTGAGAAAGATGTTGAAGAAAGGCAAGATTTTATGTCACATCATGATTTGTGTGATATTGTCAAACTACTTGTTAGAGAGCAAAATAAGCTGAAAAACGAAGTTAAAACACTGAAAACGCAGTTATCTACTATTCGTAAAAAAGTTAGCGTTGAAGATTACCTTACTAAAAATAATAAGCCTGTTTGTAATATTAATTTATTTGGCGAAAAGTTATTTATGAATATGAGTGATTTTACAGAATTACTTGACAATAATTTGGAGAAGGTTTTAGAGAATATTGTGCTTAACGCAGCTTGTGAAGTAGAAGAAATACCTATTAAAACATTTACTGGGCATACTGGAACTATTTATTGCTTTGATGATAATAATTGGCGAAAAATGAATGATAAAGATTGGAAAACACTGTCTGGTGTAGTTATTCATTCGCTAATGGATTGTTTGAAAAAATGGACAGATAAAAATGAGCGCCGTTTAGAAGAAGATGCTTTTTCGCTTAGATACAATACATATGTCCAAAAGATTATGAATTGTATAAATCGTATTCAGCCGAAACTTATGGCTATTATTTGTAAAAGAGTGAAAATTTCACTTAATAGTATTACTACTTTTGAGATTAACTAGCGGGGAAGCGCCCCGCACGCGCAATGGAATGGTTAGCGGGGAAGCGCCCCGCACGCGCAATGGAATGGTTAGTGGGGTTAGCGGGATTAGCATTTTATGCCTCAATAAATGATGGCTGTGCTGCAATTCCACATACTCCTGCACCTCTCTTAGTTTCATCACGAGCAATACGAACATATCCATTTTCACCCCATAATGCACCCCAACTATTTTTAACTAACCAATATTTATTTCCATTATCTACACCATAACCTACAATCAATACACCATGGTCCAATTTAGTTCCGCAAGTAGCACCATCAATAATACCACCCTTATAAAACATAAATACTGAATTATCTGCCTCAATTGCAATAGAAACTGGTTGTTGAGATACTGCCTTCATAAGCTGCTCTTCATCGTCATTAGGAACATCATAGCATCCTTCGAACTTGGCTACCTCTTTGCATTGCTCACACTTCATATCAACAGCCTTATATGGTTCTTCTGCTTCTGTACACATTCCATTCTCAAGAGCAAATTCGAAACCATAATCCATAAGACCACCATTGCAGCCATGATTACCAAATGAACCACTGCAATCTACTAACTCTTGTTCAGAGAAGCTCAAAAGCTCACCAGTCTTTAAATAATATGCACCTTCCATAGCACCAGTTGCAGAGAAACTCCAGCAGCTACCGCAATGACCTTGATTTTTTACAGGAGTAACTGCACCATTCTTGCGCCAATCGACAAATACTGGTAAATCACTTGATGTTAAATTAGACACAAACATTTTGCATCCACCATTATCCTCGATATTAACATCAAGGAAGCAACCACCTTTCTTATGAATGCTAAACTCTGCGGGTGTCATATCGCCATATTTATTCATCTCCAACTTCAATGTATCAGTTGTGTGTTTCTTGATAAATTCAAGATTTTCACGGTATACTGCTAAACGGCTCATATACTCAGTTGCAGTTTCATAAACTTTACCGAACTCCTTAACAAACTCGTTAAATTCTTTCCACATTGGAGGGAAATAGATTAGTATATCCTTGTTCTCTACATCATTATTAGTGCAAAGACCAACAATAGTACATCCATTAGATTCAACAAATGTTGATACATATGACAATACTTGTGGAATTGAAGCATTTACTGCTGTTTCGCAAAGTTCACCATAAGTCTCTGGGAGCATTGTACAAGCCAAATCTAACTCTGTTGTTACGAAATCTTCAACACGCTCACTTTGAAGAACATCATCACCGATAAATTGAACGACCTTAGTGCAAATATCACACTTCAAATCATTATCAGTCATTTTAGAACTTACAAGAGCATTATCACTTTTCTTACATAAATGTAATTCTTCACAGTCTGTTGTAGGGTCTAACCAATGAGTAGCAATTCCTTCAAAAATATCTGGAATACGCTCTTCCATAGTTTCATTACATTTTGCTTGACCGGCTTCAGGTAACTTTTCGCAAACATTAGTCTCAATTAGTTCAACAGTATAATCAATCAAACGCTGATTCTTAAATATAGTGTCTACCTTTGTGAAAACAGTTTCACAAGTATCGCAAATCTTATTGTTTGTATTTGTGTTTGCATTTGCATTTGCATTTATAGATGTTTCTACATCAATAGTTGTAGGCACAGCAAAAGTGCTGGCGAACATCGCCAAGAACAAAGTTCCGGCTAAAACCTTATTTGAACGAGCCATTATTACGTTCTTATAACTAATACAGAAATTTATACATATATCATTTTTGATTATTTCAATATTCAAAAATCAAAAATCAAAAATCAAAAATGATATTTTATTAAACTTTATTAAACTTTATTAAATTTTATTTTGTCAAACAATAGTTAATTCAAATATTTTTCTCTAAATTCATCTGGTGTCATAAGCGGAATATTTAACTTTCTAGCTTGGTCTGCTTTTCCTGTATCTTCATCTTTGTTTTTTACTAACAAAACAAATGTATTTTTGCTTACACTTCCACCCATTTCACCACCTTTGCTTTCTATTAATGCTGTTAATTCTTTATCACGGAAACCAGTCATTACAATTCTTTTACCAAATAATGGATGATTTTCTACACCTTTTTCTGCTTTTCCTTCTATTTTAATTTCAAGTTTATATGTAAGCTTTGCTTCATTCAAGAATAGTATAAACAAAGGCAAATTATCTACAAACTCTTTTGCAGATTTATTAGACATACCTTTCAATCTACCGATTTTATCAACTAACTGTTCATTTGAATATTTTTGCATTAAAGCATCTGGTATATCACTCAATATTGTAATAAAACGCTTTTCACCAAAACCACGACCAAATATATTTGTTGCAGCCATAAGCTGTGGTAATGATGCACTATCTATTGATTGTTTAATGTTTGATGCTACTGTTTGACCATTCTTTTTACCAAGAATTGCTTGCAATTCTGATTCACTTGCGTGAATAATAGAAGGCAATGTAGAAAATCCACTTTTAACAATCTTCGCCACATTACCTGGACCCATCCCTGCTGTTTCAAGATGCTTGAAGAACAATGTTATTGTTTTAATATTCACTGTTTCATCTTGAGACTTATTTTCTAATACAGCATCAACATGTGTTGGATTCCATTTCCATTCAGCAATAGGCATCATTGCTTGCTCTGCTGGTTTAATTACACTCATAATATGAGGAATAACATCACCACTTCTGACTAATTTGATTATAGCACCAACGCCTATTTTATTATCTTGAATAAACTTCGCATTGAAACCAGTAGCATATTCTATCTTTGCTCCGCCAAGAACAACTGGTTCTACTTGAACGCGAGGTTTCAAATATCCATCTTTGCTTGGTGACCATAACACATCTACTACTTTGACTTCAGCAACTTGGTCTCCTAAAACCATTTTGAATGCAAATGCATGTTCAGGATTATCCTTTGTTCTATTGTAAATATTATCATCTGCGCAAATAATACCATCAATCTCATAAGAATAATTATCTCTCATGAATGTTAGTCTATCTGAAAGCACATCATTTGTTAATTTTTCTGAATTATTTATTAACTCATTCCATACAATTTTCAAACCTATATTTTCAAATTGTTTCAACAAGTCAAACTGTTTGCTTGGTAAAAGGTTTGGTTTGATTACTTCATAAATAACAAAATCCATATTTTTGATTTTTTCTGGTTCTATCGTTTTACTATTAATTATTCCAGAAACAAGATTACGAGCATTACTATACTGACCTTTATATTTATTTTCAAATACTTGTTTTGAAATTATGAATTCACCTCTAACAGTTAGCTCTTCATCTTGTTCATAGTTAGTTGGTAATGGTAAATATGGTATCAAGTGACTTACATCTTGACCATAGGTTCCATCACCGCGTGTATATAATTTAGCTTTCTTCTCGCCAGCTTTTAATACATACATACCACTTACACCATCTAATTTTGCTGATAAAACATAAGGACCATTATATTTATTCTTCCATTTAATCAATGCATTTGTATCAGGTTTGATTTTATTCATGCTAGGCATATTATATGGTAATTTAACCTTGTTCTTTTCGATAGGTGCACCAACTGCTTTTAGCTGTGGATTATTAGGATATTTGCGCTCTGCAAATTCTTTAACAATATCATATTCTTCATCACTACTGAAAATAGGTGTCTTGTTATAATAGGCATCATTTGCATAAATAATTAGGTCAATAAGTTCTTTTTCAGTTAATCCTTCAAGATAACTGATACCATCTGCTTTGAATTTCTTAACAATATCAGTATAGTTTGCTTTAAGATTTGGTTTCTTTAAGGTTTTGCGAACTTTGATTTTTACCGTTTTTGATTTAGGTTTTTCTGGTTGAACTGGTTGCGCTGCTTCAACTAGTTGTGCTGGTTCATCTGTAATTGTTGCATCTGTAATAGGTGCTTCTACTGTCTGATTTGGCTGATTTGGCTGATTTGGCTGCTGTTGCTCTGGTATTTTATCTTGAACTGCTCTACCATCAATACGCTGATTTGGTTCTTTATATTGCATATTCAAGAAATCAAATATATCTTTTTCACTGTTGAAAACATTATCTACTTTTGTACCTTTAATACCTGACCTCATATGTGAAAATCCATGTTCATTCAAAGTATAACCCATTTTTAATGCTCTTTGTCTCATTACAGTATTAAATATTTTGCTACCTGTAAAGTAAAGAACTGCAAATGGATATTCTTCAGGAGATGTATAAAGGAAATCAACACGCCTTGATACTGGATTTGTTGGTGTCAAGCGACACATAGTCAAACTCTTGGTTTTACCTTTTGAAAAAGTATATTCTAACACATTTTGCTCTTTCAATAATTCCAATAATTTGTCAAACACAGATGCATCATTAGCTTCATTTGTAATAATCATATCAATATCACCGGAAATCTGCTTTCCACGACGGTAGCTACCTACAATCTCGTAGCGGGTTTTCTCATCACAACATGCTGATACTGCTTTTTCAAATACTTTATCAAATTCTATTATTTCACTTCTAGGGATTTTCTGATTAATATCATCGTAATATTCAAGCCCTTTTATTTGATTAGCATTGAATAATTTGTTGATTTCTTCTTTTGAAAGTGCTTTTATTTTATCAATGCTGTCAAACCCTTCTTTCAATAGTTGCTGTGCCTTCTTAGGACCAACACCATAAATATTAGTCAATATATTAATAGGGTCATTACGGTATTTTTCCAAAGCAACAATCTTACCAGTAGTTTCATATTCTTCTAATTTTGCTAATATTGTTTTACCAATACCAGGCAATTTTTCTAATTGTTTAAATGAAGTAATAACACCGTCAAACTTCATTATTGTTTCTTGTGCTTTTTGATATGCTCGTGCTCTAAATGGCTCACCTTGACGCTGCATAATACTAGCTAATTCACTAAGAACATTAATAAAATCTTCATTATAGCCTTTTGCATCTGCATTTGCCGCCATATTTACCGCCATATTCATCTCTTCCTTTGAATTGCGTTTTGTCTTTAAACTTCCTACAGCAACTCTTTTTCGAATAAGGCGATTTTTCTTTATTGAACTTCTAGTACTTTTCCTCGAAGATTTACTTCTTTTATTTAATGTAGATGACTTCATTAATGAATTTAAAATCAATTTTCGCGAATTTGTTTTCTGAGAGCGCGATAGTGCCTTTTTTTTAGTTCCTTTTTTGAGGCGTTTTTGGCTGCTTTTTGCACTATTTTTTGCAGTGCTTTTTTTGAGGCGTTTTTGGCTGCTTTTTGAACTACTTTTTGCACTATTTTTGCTGGTTGTTTGACAATAACCATATTTCGTAAGTGTTTTTGTTTTTGGATTTACTTCTGTTGCACATATAGCACCTTTGTTTGTATCTATACAAGAATTATGTTCTTCGAATTTATATTTAAATGGAAAAATACATTCACCTGATTTTACCTTTGCATTTTTTTCTTGTTTACCACGATTATTAATATCAGATGCTAACATTTACAATGATGGTATAGTAAAAATATAGAATATATTATTTGAATATATTAGTAATAATTAGTGTATTATGTTTGCTAAAGGATATATTAGTGGTAAAGTATGGAATAACGGGTTATTAAAGAAAGATGTTGAAGCAGTAGCTGAAGGTAATAATAATAAAATGCATATTGTTGTTAGAGATAAAAATACTATTTCAGATATAATCGGACCTACAAATAATGTATTGCGTACATTTTTCTCTCAAAAAACTAACCCTATTCCACTTGAAAAGCGTTTATTAGCATTAACAAAAAAATCAAATAAAGTCAAAAAAACTAAAACCAAAGGTAAGAGTAAAACTAAAAAAAATAAAACTAAAGTGAACAAAACAAATAAAGCAAATAAAGTTAAAAAAACTAAAAATAATGCTAAGAATAAGACCAAAGGTAAAAATAAAACTAAAAAGAACTAAAAGAACTAAAGAAAACTAAAACAAATAATAACAAAATTGAATCAACAATGTTAGTTTGTTTGACAATTATATTATTACAGATTTAGGTATAATATAATTTATGAATGTTAATAGCAATATGAGCAATATGAGCAATAACAAAGATTTAGCTTATAAAAATCCTCATCCTCGCGATAAGCTTATTGTATTTGATGAGCCGTCACATACATATACAATTAATGGTGAAGATGGATATACTAGTGCTACAACATTTGTTCATAGTAATTTTCCTGCGTTTGACGAAGATTTAATTATTGAAAGAATGATGAAATCCAAAAATTGGGAGAAAAATAAATATTATCCAATGACGGCAGAGCAAATTAAAGAAACTTGGGAAATTAATAGAGATGAAGCTGCAAAAGCAGGAACCATTATGCATGAAATGATTGAAGATTATTACAACGGCAAATATACATTAGATACACTACCAGCTGATTCAATTGAGATGAATTATTTCAAAGAATTTAGAAATGATTACGAAATCGCTTGTAATTTAACACCATTTCGCACAGAATGGCGAGTATTTCATGAAGAATTAAAAATTGCAGGAACTATTGATATGGTATTTAAAAATGAAGATAATACATTATCTATTGTTGATTGGAAACGCTGTAGGCAAATGAAACATATGATTAATACAAATTGGCCTCAACCGCGTTCATTAAATCCGAAGTTGCAAAGATTGTTTGACACTAACTATTATCATTATACACTGCAATTAAATCTATACAAGCATATTTTAGAAACGAAATATAATGTTAAGGTAAAAGAATTAATATTAGTAAATCTTCATCCAAATAATGAATGTAAAAGTTATGAGTTTTATGAAGTTATTGTTTTGTCAAACGAAGAAATAAAAGGATTGTATGAGTGGAGTGGTGTGGGAAAACCGTCCCACACGCGGTTAATAGTGGGAAATAGCGGAAAATCGTTGGTAAACGATTAGCGAAACGAAGTGAAGCTGAAAACCGTCCCACACGCGGTTAGCAGAGGAAGGGAAGCGGGACATCGTTGATAAACAGTGACTGATTAGCTAACTTTGGTTTAGTATTTATTGTTTGACAATGAAAAATAAAAGAAACTTAAAGGTAATTAATCTCGTATTATTAGTTAAAATGGATTATAGACATTTTTTTTATACTAATACTAATAGTTATTCTAATATAAATAATATGAATAATATGAATAATATGCAAAATACTCAAAATATTATTTCAAATATGAGAGGAACTAATACTATTAGTAATATAGCACAACAAACTATTGAAGCTATTGTATCACAGAAATATTTTGATAATATTCGTAATATTCGTAATATCGGTGTTATTAATAATATGTATAAAACTTCTTTCACAACATCTCATACTCTTTGGACAACTATGATTAGTTTATCTATTCCTGCACTTTGCTTTGCTGGTTATAAGATTTGGAAGTGGATTGATGATATTTCAAAACCTGAGGAAGAATTATATGAGTATAAATATTTAGATGATTTAGATAGAATGTTAGAATGCAAGCTTGATGATATGAAAAATCCAGACATTGCAGATGTAGACACTATTAAAATAGATAAGAAAATATTTTCTCTTGAATTATTCCGCTCTTTTAAAAAGAATTACAGAAAGAAATTATTGAGACAATCTGAAAAAAACCCAATTATAAAGTGTGTCCCTATTCCAGCAGAAGAGTTTAATTGGTCTAGTTCATTTACTGAAGATGTATTACCAAATGAGAAAACTATTTTTATGAGATATGAGCCAGATACCGAAAGTTTTTGGTGGTACTGTGATAGTTCTACTATTCCTTACAAATATTTAGAAACTGTAGCACGGAAATATGTATGCGAAAATAACAGATTAGATGTTTTTATTGATATTAGAGATGAATTAAAGAAAGGTGTGGAAGATTTGAAAAAGCGTGAAAGCATTGAAAATGGCGATGGAGATGGTGATGGTGAAAATGGTGATGGAAAGAAAAGTGAAAACGAGAAGAAGATTTACGCAAAGTTTAGAAGATATAATAAGAAGAATGCAAGAATAGATGCTTCTGTTAGTGGAAAACGCATGATTATTAAAGCACGCGCAAATAGATATTCTTATAAAGGCAAAATTGAAGAATACAATCTATTGACTTCTAAAAATAAAAATTCTTTGAATTTATATCAAAGCGAAAGTCAAGGTAATTGTGACTGCGAAGGTGAAGGTCAAACACAGAATAGTCCTAGCAAGAATAGTGATGGTTATGACCACGACCATGACACTGTGAAAGTAGAAAATATTTCATGGAATGATTGGAAGAATGATACGCATTCAGAATGGAAGAATTAAAAAATGAATGGATTGTTGAGTTTCTTTAAGTAGGTTAAATATATATTGTAATATTTAACTTACGAGATTTGGATGAGGATGAGGATGAAGATAGGGATGGTTTCAAAATAATAATGCTTTTTTTATAATATCGCGCATTCTTACCCTTTGTTTGTTTTCATCATTAGGCAAAATGAGTGCATAAATAGGTTGATTTTCTTGTTGTTTTTCTGTTTCTTTCACTAATGCTTTCTTTGCTGTTTTATATGCTAATGGTAAATTCTTTTTGGTGTCTGTTGTTGTACCTACATATAGCATTTTTTCTTCTGTAAAGAAACAGTAAAGACTACTATTATTTGAAAGTGTTGGTACTATTATTGTTTTTAATGCTTCATCTGATACTATAAATGGTTGATTTTCAGTTTGTTTCCGTATTTCTTTCCATTCTTCTGTTAGAAGATTATCTATAAGAGACACGAGTTTGCTTTCTTGTTTGCTTTTTGGCGTCTTTTTCTTTTTAACAACAACTTTCTTTTTCTTTTTTGGTGCTGGTTGTTCTATTATTGGTGCTGGTGGTTCTATTATTGGTGCTGGTGGTTCTATTATTGGTGCTGGTGGTTGCTGTTGTTTTTGTAGCCATTTTTTGAAACCATTACTTTTTACTATATTGAATGAAGAACCTAACTGCTCAATAGCAATATTCATAACAAAGATTTGGTGTTCTGTAAATTGTGATTTGTATATTTCACCAAGTTTATTTATATCATTTGCTTCTAATGCAATTGATATTTCAGATGTTGATGTTGATGCAGTCATTTGATTCTTATTATTTATTTATTTATTGTGTTGAGTTTATATTTATTCATATTCTTGATTTCAATTTTACTTGATTTGGTTAATTATTATGGTTTAAAATTATGAGTATATTAAGTGTATAACTGTATAAGTGTATAACTGTATAAGTGTATAACTGTATAAGTGTATAACTGTATAAGTGTATAACTGTATAAGTGTATAATATAATGAAGTTGTTTGACAAACTAAAAAATTTTAACTTACTTCGCCAATTAAAAAAAGCTAAAAAGAATAAAGTATATAATCATTTTTCTCTTTCAGGAAAACAAAAGTGGGCTGAAGTTGTTGATGTTTATGATGGTGATACTATTAAAGTAATTATGAAATTTCGCGGTGTAATTGATAGATGGACTGTGCGTATGAATGGTTATGATAGTCCAGAGATGAAGCCATTGCTTTCTGACCCCAATCGTGATGAAATCAAAGAAAAAGCTAAAATTGCGAAAAATGCATTGATTGAAAAAATTGGTAATAAACCTGTATACATGAAAATATATAATTTTGATAAATATGGTAGGCTATTAGCTGACCTATTTATTGATGGTGAAAATATTAATCAGTGGATGATTGATAATGGATATGGTTATGTTTATGATGGAGGTAAAAAGTTGAATTCAAAAGAAATTTTGAATAATAAAAATGATAAGAATGATAAGAATGATAAGAAAATCAAAATGAAATCAAGGTAAATAAGAATTTATTATTTAATCACGAAAAAAACAAAGCAAACGCTTTTGATTATTACTAAATTTTGACTTGTTTATCATCTTTGTCATTTCAAAATCTACAACATAATTATTATCTAAAAGAAACATTAATAACCAGTCATAATCATCTTCACACATTGGAACTCTATCATATTGCGTTTTATATATCAAATAAGGACATTGCTCTTCGTGACTATGAGTATTATGATAATTATATGTTTGAAACGGTGATAGTTTTGGCTTCGATTTACGCTGAATATGATTTGCTAATTCACCTTTTGGTATACCATTTATAGTTAATGCATTATAATATGCTTGTTCATGTGTATCATACCAAGGAATACTTTGTATGCGGAATAATGTCATTTATATTACTTATATTATTAAATTAGTATTTGTATTTGAATTAGTATTTGTATTAGTATTTGAATTTGAATTTGTAAAAAAATTGAAATGTTATTTAATAACTTTTAAATATGTAATCTAGCACTTTTGCGAAGGAAATTTATTAAATAAACAACTAATTAGCTAATTACTAAATTAACTAATTAATTAACTAAAATGGCGACAGTTGATGCAGTTAATACTGATGTAGTACAAAATGCGGTTTTTCGCTACAAATTAGAACCGCATATTATTGAAGCAATTACTCGTTTTGCTAAAGTTCATCAGCATAATGACCGTCATGAATATAAAGATTGTTGGAAAGATTGGTGTAATGAAAATCATACTATGTTAGATGTTGAAGCGAAAAGATTAGAAAAACTAGGTTTCAATGGTGACGCTTATGACAAATTCTTTAAAAGTGGACGCTACTATTTTCGCAATAAAAAATCAACTAAAGTAGAACCTGTAGAAAGGAAGAAATATGTAGGTTTGAAAAGAGAAACACTGCGTGTTATGGATGATTTTATTAATACTATTAATAAAAATGATATTAAAAATGATAGTAAAACATCACCTGCAAAAGCATTTATTCAGTTTTGTGATAAACATAGTGAAGCAATAAAAGAGCAAGTTGAAAGTTTAACAAATGAAGAAAATATGACTGAGAAAGATATTAATGATAAATTGAAGAAAACATTTAAAAATCGCTACTTTCAAAAATTGAAGAAATCGTCAAACTAAACGAAGTAAAATGAATTAGTAAAATGAATTAGTAAAATGAATTAGTAAAATGAATTATTAAAATGGTAATAAAAAATAATATTTTAGATTGATTAATATTATTTTTAATTTGCTTTATTATTAGATTTACTTACGCTTTGCGGTTTTCTTAGCTTTCTTAGCTTTCTTTGCTTTCTTTGCGGTTTTCTTTGCAGTTTTCTTAGTTTTCTTAGCCTTCTTTGCTTTCTTTGCTTTCTTAGCTTTCTTACCACCAGTCATATTTGCAGAATGTTCTAACATACCACCCTCTAAATCTAATTGTTTTGCTCCTTCTTGTTGCATTAATGAACCACCAGCAGTTTCCTCACCACCTGTTTGCTCTAATGATAAACCTGGTGCTCTTTTTACATTTTCTGCTAAATTTACACCACCATACATTTCTTTTTGGGCTAAATCCATACGCTTAATTTCATTATCTTGTTGCTGTTGCTGCTGTTGTTGCTCTTCCATACCACTACCACCTTTCATTGTTTTCCTACCTTTCTTAGCCTTCTTAGCCTTCTTAGCCTTCTTTGCAGTTTTAGTAGCTTTCTTAACTGGGGCAACTACTATTTCCGCACCAGTATCTTTACCAGATTTAATCTTCTTCCATAATGAAGATGCTTCTGGAAGAATATCTTTTAAACTAGTACCTTTAGGATGTTTTGATTTAACAGATTTAACTACATCAAGCCAAGTTGGTTTTGTCATTACAAAAGTTATATATTAGTCAAACATAATTATAAAATCATAAAATTGAATAATAAATATTAAAACTAATTATTATAACTGAAATAACTGAAATAACTGAGATAACTGAAATAATTAGTAAATATGAATATTGACCCTAATAATGTTGAAACGCGACCTAATATGGTTCTTACGCGTTTTCTTTATCCAAAAGATGAAGTTAAAATATCATTATTATTAGCTTTAATACAAAAAAAATCTGTAAATGAATGTTTATTTTGGGCTAGTGAGCTTATATATTCTGGTTTTATAGATGATATTACTCAGCTTTTATGGTCTATCTATTATGACTTTTACGCACAACACAATCCAAACTTAATGAAAAAGGTAAGTATTTCATTAAAGAAATTGAGTGAAAATAATATTGAACCATTATTCAATTTGTTGAAAACAATGCGTACAAGACCAGCTACTGATAATGTATTTAGTTTGCGTATTAGTCAAACACCTACTAAATACAATATTTACAAAGGTAGAGTTCCAAAATGGTTACTAAAATATCCTAGCAAACAAAGACAACTTCTTCGTGCGATTTGCGATTATGATTGGAATAAAATTATTATGTATATTAGAAGCAAAATTGATGACCCTAAAATGTTAATCAAATCTATTTTAGATGTTATGATTGAGAAAAATATGATTAATTTGAAAGATTCTCCTTATGAATTACCTAATATAGATGAGCTATGGAATAATTATGGTTATAATGATGAATTTCATATTATTCTTGCTTTAATTGTTTCGTTAATTACACCAGATGAAAAAATAGATTTTAGTGCAATGACTATTAAATTAAATGCAGTGGAAACTGATTTTGTTAATTATTTGAATGGACCTATTACAGTAAATACTAATCCTAATTATCCTACTGAGTTTGCGTATGACATGCTTTTGAGGAAACGGATATTTGCTATTAATCCATATGTTAGTGCATTTGAAATTATTAGGCAACAGAAAAATAAATTAGAATTAGAAACTGTTAGAGGTTTTGTTGATGAAATTGGGGTTTACTGGGCATATCATTGTAGTCAAACACCTTATTGGATTAATATATTCAATACATTGAATGGTATTGTAAATAATCGTGGCGAATTAATATTTCATGGTGATGACTATGAAGAAAGATTTCGTTTGTTTGACTTGAACCATGCATATTTGTATAATTTGGATGAACATTTTATGAAAGATATGTGGATAGGAACATGTTCTAATGTTTCCGTAAAAAAAGATACAAATGAAAATGTTGATGGTATGGTTGATGGTATGGTTGATGGTGTGGTTGATGGTGTGGTTGATGTTGTTGACTTAATGGAAAATATATTTGGTAATGATGAAAAAGAATTACGAATAGAATTTGATGATTTATTAATGTCAAACAAAAAACAAAATTATCCAGAAGCAGGAACACCGTCCCGCACGCGGTTAGCACAGCAGGATGTGGGTATGGGAGAAGAAAATAGTTCCACTTCGCAAAATTCCTTCGACTTCACTTTATTGAATAAAATAATTGATTCGGTTTAAAGAAAGTATGTAATTATATAGTAGTTGAAAATTTTTATTTTTCATTCTTTTATATAGTTAATTTACGATGTGCGCTGATAATAGAGAATATAACACGAAAATTGGTTCATCTAGGTATAGTTCCAAGATGAAACAAGAAAATCGCCGAAGAGTTGGTAAGAAAATTGTTGTTGCAGGTTTGCGAACATCTGATAATGATGATGAAATATTTGCAGTTGTAACAAAAATGCTTGGAAATGGTATGTGTGAAGTTAAATGTTCTGATAATATAGAGCGTCTATGTATTATTCGCAAAAAATTCACTGGTAGACAAAAACAGCGTAATCAAGTTGCTATTGGTGTCACTGTTATGGTCGGTTTGCGTGATTGGGAGAAAAATGAAAAATCGCGTATTCCAAAGTGTGATTTACTTGAGGTTTATAATGAATCTGAATTGCGCAAATTGAAACAACGCGGTGCTATTAGTTTTGAAAATATTACACATAAATCTATTGTTACAGAAGATAATGAGATTGAATTTGACACAAGTGATAGAAGTAATATAAATCAACAATTAGCTAATTTGGATATTGATGTTGGACAACAACCAAATAGAAACTATGATGATACATTTTCAAGCGATGAAAGTGATGAAGATATTAATATTGATGATATTTAATCCAATTTTAAATCTATAGATAATACCAATACCAATACCAATACCAAAAAATAAAAATATAATTTAATAAATAATGGAAATTATCAAATTATATTTTAATATTATTAGCGAAATCTACCTATATTTTCTAATGAGCGCAGAGTATTAAATACAGAATTCAAATTTTCATCTTGTATTAATGGATTTATAATTGACTGCATTTCTTCCATTTCTTCCATTGATTCATTTGCATGATTCACATTATTCACATTATTCGCATTATTCTCTTCTTGATTCATATTACTTTCTTCATCAGTGTTTTTAATTTCGATACAAGGTAATTTGAAACGACATACAGGGCATTCTGCTTTTTCGTTTTTCAACCAATTATATATTGGTTCAGGTTTAAAAATATGTTTACAAGGTAATTCTATAATTTCATCGCCATTATTAAATTCTTCTAATGAAATAGAACACTTCGTTTGCTCATTATTGTTTGACGAATCATATATTGTATGTTTGACAATATCATTAATATTAGAGTTAGAAAGGTCTATAACATATTTATAAGGTGACGGTGCGTTCAATGTTTCACGCAATAGTCTTTGAACTTCATATTCTTCATTATAATACATTCGCGGTAAATGTCCAAATAATATCCAATCTAAATTATTCATATTAAATTACAAGTAATATTATATTAAATTACAAGTAATATTATATTATTTTAATATTAGTTATTAGCTTTATTAATAAAAATATTTATTTCTACATTTTAAAAAGTAAAGTATTTTTCTAATTTTGCATATCGCTTCTTATCTAAAACATTTGTAATCACATTCCAAGAATTCATCTTTTCTAATGCTTTCACTCCTTTATTACATATATCATTTAATAATATATCAGAACCACCTGAAATCATTACTGCTCTTTCATCTGTTGATATACAAGGAAAACCATCTGTTTTGCGAAGATTCCAAAATATTATATTTGGAACTTTATAAGGTTCTCCTGTTTGCTGTATTCCTGCATTAGCATAGTTTTGCTTTATTTTTTGAAATAATACATCTTTGCTATTGCTATTACTATTGCTATTACTATTACTATTGCTATTGCTAGTCAGATTTTCATCTGAGCTATCCATTTGCATATCACTCAATACAACCAATGTTAGCTTTGATACATCTCTGGCTGGTAATTTTGAATTAATAATTGCTATTAAAATCAAATTCATAGCAGCATAGAAATTTGTATTATAACCCCAATTACATTTTAATACTTTATCAACTCTTTCAGTAAATGATGGCGTATTCTTCAAATTTATCCAAGTCGGTGTTTCCGAAAATGTCATAATACGATTTCCTAGAAGTGATTTTTCTGCAATACGAAGGCCTAATCCAATAGCTGTGTTAAGTGGATAACTATTATCACTATCCATACTACCAGATGTATCCACCATAGCAATGAAATTATCCAAATTATTAATTGATAACCCTTTGGTTTCCCATTGTTTATCAAGTAGAACTTTCTCACTTTCTAATTGTTTCAAAATTTCTGTTGGTGATGTTCGTGATGATTGTGATGTTACTGTCTTTGATAATATGTTTTTGTTTTCAATCAATAATTTTTTCGCTTGTTTCACATAATCTGTTACTGAAATACATTTGTTCTTTGCAATTGATTTATTATTTTTAATACTTTCCAAATATGAAGCAAAATTATTACTGCAAATCTCTCTGTCTCTATCTTTCTCGCTTTGACTATTATTTTCCTCATTAGTATTGCTGTTAGTTGCATTTGAAAATGGTTTCATAAATGCTTTCTTTTGGCGATGAAGAGTTATTGATGTAATATGTTTATCAAAATCGATTTCACTCCATTTATTTTCGCATTGTTTTACTTGAACTGTATTTAATGCTTTATTTATTGCTGAAAGACGCTTACGATAATTAGTTTCTATTTTCAATTCTGATTTTTGTTTGCTATTTTGATTATTAGCACTATTCGTCCATGTACTATATTCAGGTATTACATATGGAAATAATAATTTGCGAAGTGGTGCAAATAATTTAGATGAAGCACGAGGTGCCCATTTACCAGCTAAGCTTATTCGCTGATTTATATTACTGGTATTACTAATATTACTGGTATTTATAGTTAAATAGTCATTATATATTTGCTTTCCATAATGTTTAGAAATTGTATTAATAATTGGATGAGATGAAAGATATTCAATCATTTCTGGTGTAAAACGAAATGTAATTAATCCACTTCGTTTATTTCTACCAATAATTTGTTCAATATATCTATTATTAACTTCTTCTGGATTTAATTCATCCGCTAACAATAATAAAATAAACTCATGACATAAATATTTGTAATCTTTGTATGAACCATATTGATTATTGTTATTGTTATTGCTATTATTATTGCTATTGTTATTAGATGACTGCATAAATTCCAACGCCATCATTGAACTAGTATATTCATTGAATGTTATGATTTCTTCTCTGTAAATAATATCTATTTTGTTATAAATAGAAGAAATCCCTTCATAATAAGCATAAAGCATATCATATGCAAAACGACATTCGCCTTTTCCTTCATAAATATCACGCAATTGGGCTATCATTTTATAGCCATAAATAGCCAAATTTACAGGAGTTTGTTCATCACACACATCTTGCTTTGCTTTGTTTGCATATATTTGTAAAAATATATTAGATATCCAGTTTTTAAATTTCATAGCAACATTATAACGACTAACGAAATCTGTGCGAACACATTGATAAAATATTTGAATTAATTCTTCTTTGAGATTACTTATTGATGGATTTTGATTTGTTTCATCTGTAATCCATTCATATTCTTCATGATTGTTTTCACCGAAATGAGTTTTTATTGAATTCATAGAGTCAAACATATTTTAATATACTTATTACTTCCTATTAAGAATAAGGTAATTAAATTGTTTTAGTTTCTTTAAATTAGTTAGAATTATGATTATTAGCGGGGAAGCGCCCCGCACGCGCAATGGGGGAGGTGGAGCGGGGAGTGGAGCGGGGAGATGGAGTGGGGAGGTGGAACTGGGGGTGGAGCTGGGAGGTGAAGCGGGGAAGCGCCCCGCACGCGCAATGGGAGGTGGAGCGGGGGTGGAGCGGGAGGTGGAAAATATGATTTGGTTTGTTTTGGTTTGGTTAGATTTGGTTTGGTTAGATTTGTTTTGGTTTGGTTTGGTTAGATTTGGTTTGTTTTGGTTTGGTTAGATTTGGTTAATTAGTTAAATATTATATATTATATAATGTATATTATATAGTATAGTTATAGTGTATTATGAAAAACACTTTTATACACAAGAATACACGCAAGAATAAACGCAAGAATACACACAAGAAATATAAAAAACCTAAAGTAGGTAAGAAATCAACTCGGAATGGTCGTAAAAAGCAAAAAAATGTTCGCGGTGGTGCTTTTTCAAATAGAAATATTGAAAAAAAAGACACTTGTTTAGATATTATTATGTTTGACGATGAAAATATTAATGAATATGTTTCACAACAAAATGATAAAGGAGAATATGACAATATTGTTTTCAAATCACCTGCTAATGATTCATATATTTGCTCTTCAAAATCACAAATTAAAGAAGTTATTAAAGACCCTGCTAATATTGTTATGACTTGTAAAGGAGGTCCTAGTGGTATATTAAATATTACAGCAAATAATATATGTGGTTTAAAAATGGCTAAAATTGTATCTATAGGTATTGGTTATGGTGGTTTTGTTACATTAAAAAATTTAGATGATGTTGTTTTGAATAATAAAAATAATGATACTATTTTTGAAATCGAAGAATATCCTGAGAAAATTAGTGTAACTTCTCTTGCATCACTCAAAATTATGCCTGAAAATCTACCTAGTTATGTTTATGCTCCATTTGATCAAGGTCAATATGAAGATGGTACTTATATGGGTTTTGAAGAAAATTTAGATTCTTATATTAAAAGATTAAATGAATGGGGTAAAAATCATAATGAACCTAACTTAGGTGATCGTTGGGAAGAATATACGCAATCTCTTTTAGGAGCAGTACATTGTCAAAGTGGTTATGAAGGACAAAAAGTTTATCGTATTGTTAGCAAAAGTTTTCCAGATTATAGGGAAAATCCACATATTTGGAAAACTATGATGGAAAATAAATGTATTAATATTGTTAATGAAAAAGAACTTCTTATTAATGAAGCCGAACCAATTAAAGTAAGACCTAGCGAATATTTTTATAAAAATGCTGCTGATGAAAATACTGCTGATGAAACTAATAGAGAAAATAGTTATAATGAAAGTAATTTATCATATATTACACAGGAAAATATTTCACAGGAAAATATTCATAAATTAGTTGAAATGTATTATGAAGATAAGACTAAATTGCATGAAGATTTACAAAATATCTCAACCTGGGATGTTAGCAGAGTGACAGATATGTCTAACTTATTTAAGTATAATTATCATCTTAAAGAAGATATTTCTAATTGGAATGTTAGTAATGTTACAAATATGAAAGGTATGTTTTATGGTGCACATGCATTTAATCAACCTATAGGCAAATGGGATGTTCATAATGTTACAAATATGGAAGAAATGTTTACTAATGCATATGCGTTTAATCAACCTATAGGCGATTGGAATGTTAGTAATGTTACAAATATGGCATTCATGTTCTCTGGTGCATATAAGTTTAATCAACCTATAGGTGATTGGGATGTTGGTAATGTTACAACTATGGAAAGAATGTTTGAAGAGGAGTTTGTGTTTAATCAGCCTATAGGTGATTGGAATGTTAGTAATGTTACAAATATGAAAGATATGTTTCGCGGCGCAGAAAAATTTAATCAACCTATAGGTGATTGGAATGTTAGTAATGTTACAAATATGAAAGCCATGTTTTATGGAGCAGAGGCATTTAATCAACCTATAGGTGATTGGGATGTTTCTAATGTTACAAATATGGAATACATGTTTGGTTATGCTAAAGAATTTAATCAACCTATAGGTAATTGGGATGTTCGTAATGTTACAAATATGAAATACATGTTTACTTATGCGAAAGTATTTAATCAACCTATAGGCGATTGGAATGTTAGTAATGTTACAAATATGGAATACATGTTTGATGGTGCGGAAGCATTTAATCAACCTATAGATAATTGGAATACTGCTTCTGCTCCTAGTCCTGGTACTCCTTCTACTTATTCTGACAGAAATTCTTATGTTAATAATAGCAATGCCTCACGATATACTGGTTCAAATACAGATTGGGAAAGTTATGGATATAATAATAGAGATGATAATAATGAATATCAAAGAAATGATAATGAATATGAAAGAAATGAATATGAAAGAAATTATAATGAATATCAAAAAAGAGATTTAATTAAAATAAATAAAAAAATTGCTGAGTTATTTTTGAACGATAACCCTAATACAGATTATCATCTTCTTACAAAGTTAAAAGAAACCATTTCTAATGGAAGAGATGTATCATCTTTTTTGAATGTTGTAGAAGTAAATTATGATACAAATAATACTCATACTAATGGTAATCGTAATTATTTTATTAATGATACACATTTATTTGAATTAAATGGACTAAGACAGAGTAGTAATTTTGCGTTAGGTCTTATAACTGAGGATATAAAAAGTTATGATGATTATGATGAGGATGATGAAAATTATGTAGAACTTTACTATTTAATTAATCCAGCAACTAAAAAAATACCTAAAAAGATACCTGACACAGATGCAGAACATATTTTTATTCATGATTTAAGTGAAAAACAAAAGGTAATAGATTCATTAGATGCTTGTTACGATTTTTATTTTAAGTCCAATAATCAACTTACTATGATGAGACAGCATAATAGTTTAGAATATTATTCATATGACAATCGTTATCCTTTTATAATTCTTGGTTCATATTATAACCAAGAAGAAAATGTAATTGAATATTTAACTGCTGATGCACATAATTTTTACTTTGCTTGCAAAGTTAAAACTGATGAAGAATGGAGAGATTATTATAACGAAAATATTGTTAAAAAAATTATAGATGTAGAAGGTGATAAAGAAGGAAATATAAGTAGTATTGAACCTAATGACCCTCTACAAACATTTCACTATATAAAAATAAAATATAATGAGAAGTATGATGAAAATAATCAGAAAGTTTATAAATTAAATAATATAGAAATTACATGGAAACATAAAAGTTCTGCTGAAACTTGGGAATACAGAATTTTAGATGGACAACTTGGTATGATAACAATTGCAGAAAATATACCACAAAGCGGGGAGACCGCCCCGCCCGCGGTATTTGGGGAAAGCGGGGAGACCGCCCCGCACGCGGTAAACGGAGAGAACAGGGAAAGCGGGGAGACCGCCCCGCCCGCGGTATTTGGGGAAAGCAATAGAAGCGAAAGCGGGGAAACCGCCCCGCACGCGGTTAATAGCGGGGAGAGCAATAGAAGCGAAAGCAATAATGAGAATAGTGGAAGTGAATATAATAATTCTAATTCTAATTATAATGAAAGCAATAGTCTATCTAATATTTCATCACCTTCTTCTAATCAAACTAATTGGGATTATTACCAAGGAAATTCTGAAGAACTATTAGGTGGAAAGAATAATAAAAATAATAAAAATAAGAATAAGAATAAGAATAAGAATAAAAAGAAAATTACAAAGCGTAAAAGGTCTAAATCAAAGTCAAACTCAAATAGAAAAAAGAAGGTTACACGGCGCAAAAAAACTAAGTCAAGGTCGAACAAGAAAAAATAAAAGAATTAATAATTAATAATTAATAGTTAATGCTTTAATTATTAATAATAATAATCAAATTAATTATTATCAACTGATTATTCAAATGTTATTTGCTTACGTCTTGTTTTGTTAAATTTTTTTTTATTTATGCTATTTGTATTATTTGCGCTATTTGCGTTATTTGTATTATTTGCGTTATTTGCGCTATTTGCATTATTAAGTTTCATATGAATAGACCGTGTAGTTCTATTTTTATTTTTATTTTGTTTGACACTCTTTTTACTATAAAGTATAAAAATTGTTGTTGTTGATTCTAAAGCTTTTGTTGAATCTTTGAATATTATATCATTTGTATACGACACTTCTTGTAAATTTTTTGAATTATTATTTTCTATAAATTCATTTATTTTTGAAGAATCAACTTCTAATGCAAATTTTAATATTGAAAATGGATTAAAACCTTGTTGCGTTTGACAACGAAGTATTGGTATTAATTCTTCAGATGAAAAACGACCTGGAGTTTTTAATTGATAACTCGACTTCGAAATATTATAACATTTTTCAAATTTATCATCAAAAAGCATTTGAACTATTTGTATTGATTCAATTGGTGAATTATAAAAAGCATTATAAAATTCATCTTCCATTAATTCATCATCTATCCAATCCATATTTTCACTACATGTATCACTTATATCACTATCTGTATCATAATCCATACTGTAGTTTAATATTATGTATTATGTATTAATGTGTTACAAAAAAGATGTCTTTATAACACACAACTTACTTTTTGATATTTGATTGTATTAGTTATTGTATTAGTTATTGTATTAGTTATTGTATTAGTTATTAATAATCAGAATAACTATCACGGTCATCTTCACATGATGAGTCATCATTTGTAGAACCTTCATCATCATTCAAACCATAAATATCTTCATCAATTAATAATTCTTCTGGGTCACCAAATTTATAATAATATTCATCTCCATACAACTCTAAATCATCCATAACATTCTGTTTATGGCGTTTTAACATATCTAAATAACGAATATATTCATATGTGTATTTATGTTTATGACTAGTTTCACTTGGTGGACCGCTAATATTCTTTGTTTTTGTTATGCGAATCCATCCTGGTTTTATAGGTTCTTTTGATATACTAACTGTTTGATTCTCTCTATTGTCTGACTTTATTAATTTATTTGTTTTATTCCAACAAGAAGTCAAGTGGGGAACCCGCCCCACACGCGGGATTTGAGTGTGGGATTGGATGGTGTTGTTTTGGGTGGTGTTTTGAGTGTTGTTTTGGAGAGATTGTTCCACACCATGTTTAGGTTTAGTAATTTCTGTTTCACTATTTAAACTAGGAAATAGTGTCATGTCATCTGTTTTTATATTTTCTATTTTTGGTGACTTTAAAGTAAAAATATTTAGTTTTGGACTATTTATTTGTTTGGTTTCTTTATTTTTATTGCGTTTAGAAACCGGAATGTAAGCTTTTTCTGTTTGTGTTTGCGGTTGTGGTTGGGGTTGAGTTTGCGGTTGCGGTTGTGACTGTGGCTGTGGTTGTGGTTGTGGCTGTGGTTGTGGTTGCGTTTGTGTTTGTGGCTGTTTTGTTATTTTTTTAAAAGGGTTTTGATATTCTTTTAATCCACTAAATCGCCCTTTTTCATTATTTGCATTATTTGCTTTGTTTTTTTTGTTACTATTACTCTTATTTTTCATAATGTGCAAAACTTGTTTCTTACTGTTGCTGTTGCTGTTGTTTGACGAACAAATATACTAAATACTTATAAAATCTTAAGTATACAGTAAAGTTATTCAATAAAATAGTTTTATATTCTTTATTAAAAACTAATTAAAAAATTACTATTTACTATAATAACTTGTAAATAAGTTCATTTACCTTCAAACAGCATTATTATATTGATAATTCTTGCAGTTACAATATAGATGTTCTTACCATTTGACTAGTAAACTATTGGACCGTTGGACAATTAGGGAAACAGTCAGGCGATGGATTAGTATAAAAAACAAACTCTTTACATAATATGTTTCAGAAAACTTATACCGTAAACTAGCTTGTCTAGTGAAGTCGTGTTTTATAAACTGAAGGTAGTAACAAATAAGCGGGAAGGCGGGAAAGCGTCCCGCACGCGCATTTGAGGTGGAAGGCGGGAAGGCGGGAAAGCGTCCCGCACGCGCATTTGGTGGGAAGGCGAGAAGGTGAGAAAATGCACAATGTTTATTTGTTTGACATTACATATTAGTTTGTATTGTCAAATGTTATTGTTATTGTTCTATCTTCATTTTTATTTTAAACAAAATTGAAATTTTATAGATATATAAAAACATATCGTTAATATAATAAAAAGTTAATCATATCGTAAATAAAAGATAAGATAACAAATATGATTGAACAAGAAGTTGTTGATGTAAGTGGCTCACTATCAAATATTATTGTTGTAGATGATAATGATGTTAATACTGTAAATGATGTTAATACTGTAAATGATGTTAATACTGTAAATGATGTTAATAATGATATGAATAATATATCAATTTGTATTCCTCGTGTTGATGAATCTATTACAAATGAATATATAATTAAAATATTTAATAGCATAATTTACGGTAAAAATAGCAAGAGTAATATTATTCATAATATCGATAAGATTGATTTAATTGCAAGAACTAATGAAAAAGGAGAGAATTATAAAAGAGCATTTATTCACTTTCATGATTGGGATAAAATTAATAATGATAGGTCATTAGCCATTTGGAATAAATTACATGCTGGCGAAATTATTAAAATAATGCACAATCAACCTAGCTATTGGAAATGTAGTTTAAGCCGTGTTCCAAGACCAAGTAAGTATGATTTATTGACAACAACTGTAGATATTAGTGGTGTTAATGGTGTTAATGGTGTTAATAGTGTTAATGGTGTTAATAGTGTTAATGGTGTTAATGGTGTTAATGGTGTTAATATTGATGTAAATAATATTGTTAATGATATTAATAATAAGAAGAAAAGGCATTATTCTAATAAATATCCCAATAATTATAGTAATAGTAATAGTTACGGTAATAGTTACGGTAATAGCTATCCTAATACTTACAGTAACAGTAATAAAAAATATGTAAAAAAAATAAAGAATGATAAGAATGACAAAAATGAAAAGAATGACAAAAATGAAAAGAATGATAAGAATGACAAAAATGAAAAGAATGAAAAGAATGAAAAGAATGATAAGAATGACAAAAATGAAAAGAATACTAACTAAAAATTTATAAGTATAAATTTGAATATAAATATATATATAAATTTATACTCACAATGAAATTAGATTGTGTATTAACTGCAGTAAATGAAAATATATTATATTTATATTTTATTCCAATTTTTATTAAAACCTGGAATAAATTATATCCAGATGTAGATGTAAAAATTGTATTAATTGCTAAAAATATTCCAGATAACTTGTTATCATACAAAAATAATTTAATTCTTTTTGAACCAATTGAAAATGTGTTAACTAGTTTTACATCTCAGTTTATTAGAATTTTATATCCATGTATTCTTAACTATAAAAATGGTATTCTAATAACTGATATAGATATGCTACCTATGAATAATACATATTACAGTGAAAATATAATTGAATATGATAATAATAAATTTATTTATTATCGAGATAATATTTGTTTTGAGAACAAAGAAATAGCTATATGTTATAATGTAGCATGTTCTCAAGTATGGAAAGATATATTTAAAATTAACTCTTTAGATGATATTGTAAATTACTTAAAAAATATAAGCAATAAAGAAATTATTAAAGAAGGACATGGAAATATTGGTTGGAATATTGACCAACGAACATTATATAGCAAAATAATGGAATGGAATAAAAAAACAAATAATTTTATCTGTCTCAATGAGAAAGATACTAAATTTAAAAGGCTAAATAGAGGAGGAGGTATAAATATTTCTAACATAAATATTAGAAAAAATATAACTGAAGGTAATTATACAGATTATCACGCATGTAGTAGACCTATAAGTATATTTTCCAATTTAAATTGGGAAATATTTAATTTACTTCCTGAAAAGAATGATAATAAGAATATAGAAGATACATTATAAAGTAAATAACTATGGAAGAAATTTGTAAAAATGCACCAAAGAATTTTTGCATCTCATTAGAGCTTGTTTGTTGCTGTGATTTTTATGAATGTGAAAGTAAATTAGACGAAAATTATTATTGTTATATTCGTTCTAACAAATTTTTTACAAAACATAATAGTAAAACATTAAATGAAATTGTAAATAGTGAATCTGCTATTCAATTACTTCATGATATTTCCATACAAATCAGACATTTGCATATTGTTGGTCTATCATTTACAGATGTTGATGAAAATGATATTTTAGAAGTGCAAGGTAGGTTTTGTATAATTAATACTGATAAGCTTATTAAGTTTGATAAAAAAACAAATTATGCAAATCTTACACATCCTATTTTATTTGGCCCTTTTATTGCTAATGAGTTGTCAAACATAAATAGAATACCTGCAAATAATGCTATACATAAGAATTCTGTTATTTGGAGTATTGGAAAAATGATTATTCATCATTTGGATAGCGGGAATACCGTCCCGCACGCGGTTATTAGCGGAGAAAGCGGGAATACCGTCCCGCACGCGGTTAACTGTCAGGGGAGTGGGGATAGCGGGAATACCGTCCCGCACGCGGTTATTAGCGGGAATACCGTCCCGCACGCGGTTATTAGCGGGAATACCGTCCCGCACGCGGTTAACTGTCAGGGGAGTGGGGATAGCGGGAATACCGTCCCGCACGCGGTTATTAGCGGGAAATGTTGTAAGAATAATCAGTTATTAAAAGAAGAATCTCATATTGAACTATTAAACAAAATTAATGAAATGGATAAATCTAATATTACACCTATATTAATTAGATGTTTACAATTAGACCCAAATGAAAGAATGTTACTTATTTTATAATTAATCATTAATCATTAATCATTAATCATTAATCATTAATAATTAATGTATTTAATCTTTGCTTATCATATACGCATAAACATATGTCATTAGCAACTTTTAAACAAAAAACTAAAAGATATACCAATAATATTTCTGGCTCTGGTAGTAATGGATTTTCACTTTCTGGTGGTTTAAGAAACATTGGTTCCGTTGGACCTACTAATTTGGCGAAATCAGTTACAAGAACTCGTTTTCGTGGTAATGCACCTATGGGCAATGGTGGCTGCTGTGGTAATTATGTAATCAATATTAGCAACTCTGGAAGTTGTTGTTCAAATGATTCTAGTATTGTCAAACCATCTGTTAAAAATACACGCGGTATGATTGATACAAAATACAAATGGATGAGTAGCACTTATCCTAATTGGTGGGTGCAGAATACATCTACTGAAAATTATATTCAAAGCGAACATATTAGAAAGGTCAAAGAAAATGCAACTGCACGCTGTGGTGTTGTAACATCTACTGATGCAGGTGGTGCTACTTCAAGTGAAAATATGACTATTTGGGAAAATGGTATTCCACGATGCAGTAAGCCATATACTAAGGATGTGAAAGTTGCTATGTCTAGTGGCGATTATATTACTAGCGGATACTTGAAGAGAAGGTGTTTGCCTGCACCACCAAGCAAGCAAGCTTTCCCATTTATTGTGAATAATAAAGATAATTGTCATACTTCATATACAACTTGGCAACAAGCACAACAAGCTGGCTTACTTCCTGCTAATTATGTTGGATAAGCGGGAAAGCGTCCCGCACGCGCATTAGGAAGCGGGACATCGTTGTTAAACGATTAGCGAAACGAAGTGAAGCTGAAAACCGTCCCGCACGCGCATTAGGAGGGAAGGCGGGAAAGCGGGAAAGCGGAAAAGCGGAAATCATAAATAAAAGAACTAAGATTTATTGTTTATTGTTTATTAGTATAAATTGTTATTTTCATTTATTGATATTTAGTAATAATTAATTATCAATGACATCATCAAATACTGATAAAGTTTTTTCAGAAATTATAGAAATTCCAAATCAATTTGAAGAAAAAGAAAAAGAAAAAGAAAAAGAAACAGGTAAATATATTGGTAAATTAGTAAAATTAAAAAACACTGATAATAAAGTTAAACGACCACCACGCATACTAGCTTCTATGGATATTGGTACTGGTACTGGTACTGGTACTGGTAGTGGTAGTGGTACTGGTACTGGTAGTGGTAGTGGTACTGGTACTAATACTTTTTCTAATAATGATAATGTAGCTGGTAATGTAGCTGGTAATGTAGCTGGTAATGTAGCTGGTAATGTAGTTGATAATGTAGTTGATAATGTGGTTGATAGTGATAAAAGAAAACATATTATGAACTACAAGATTGGTGATGAAAACCTATTAATTAAATACCAAAAAAACACCTACAATGATGTTGTTAAAAAAATTAACCATGATTATCAACCTTGTGTACCTAACCAGTTTTCTTCTGCATTAGATATTTTATCTAGCTATTTGAAGGGTCAAAGAACAATTTATATGGAAGCAATGAGCTTACATAAGAAAAATTTGAACCGTCTTATGTTACCTGCTATTGTTATGTCAACTATTTGTTCTGTACTAACTCAAAGCACATTTGCAGACAATAATATTGGTTCATATATTTTATCAGGTGTTAATGTTATTGTAGCATGTATTATTGCTATTATTAATTATTTAAAACTTGATGCTAGTGCAGAGGCTCATAAAACAACAGCACATCAATATGATAAACTTCTTACAACTGTAGAATTTACATCAGGTGAAGTATTGCTTTTTCATGACTCTGAATTAGATAAATACAATGAAGAGGAGATTAAAGACCCGAAATCTTATTTACTCAGTTTCGATGAAAGAAAGGAAATTGTTGAAAGTATCAAAAATAAAAGTGAAAAAGAATTAATTTCGGAAGCGAAAATAAAATATTCACAGCGTGTTAGAGATGCAAAAAAAGAATTGAATAAGCAGATGCGAACATGTATTATGGAAGTGAGAAATAAAATTGCGGAAATAAAAGAAACTAATCAGTTTATCATACCAAAAAGCATACGCATGCGTTATCCACTACTTTATAATACTAATGTGTTTTCCATTATTAAAAAAATTGAGGATTACAAGGGTTATCAAATCACAAAACTGAAAAATATTAAAAACGATTTACGGATTGTTAATCAAGCTGGGATTCTAGCGGAGAAACAGAAAAATAAAGACCAAGCTTATAGTAAGCGATATGTTTTGCAAAAACGGAAGAATAATACTATTTATGTTATCTTATTTTTGAATACCGCGTTCTCTATGATTGAACGAATGTTTATGCAAGAAATACAAAACTCTGAACTGCGAAAGCGTCATAGGTTTGGGTTCTTTTTTAATAATCTTATGAATAGTGTGTGCTGTTTGTCGAATTGGAATGTTTGCTTACCAGATAATTATATTCCTCCGGAAAAAAGTGGTGGTGAATTGCTTCTGAAAATACTTGGTTTACGTGACGAAAATGATAAAAATAAAGAAGTTTTTACTCCGGATGAACAAGAGCTGATTATGTATTTAAAAGGGAAAGGTATTAATAATATGAGCTCGTTTGACAAATGGGCGAAACTAATGAAGAGTGAAGTTGAAGATTTTACAAAAGAAAGAATGTTGAATAAAATGAATAAAAATGATTATTGTGTTGACCCAAAGCATAAAAAGGGTTTTAGTTTTTTGAATTGTTGCAATATATTTAGAAGTTGTAAATGTTTTAAATGTTTTAAATGTTGTGGAAACAAAAATAATAATGAGAATAACAATGAGAATAATGAGAATAATGAGAATAATGAGAATAATAACAATTCTCAGATTAATAATCGTCAAACAAAATCACTATTTAAAATGAAATCTATTAATCCTATGCAAAATATGCAAAATATGCAAAATATGCAAAATATGCAAAATATGAGAAATGTTAGTATAAATATTGATGAAAACTATGATTATGGTAATGATTATGGTAATAATTATGGTAATGATTATGGTAATGATTATGGTAATGATATTGAGAAAAATATAGGTGAAAACATTTTTGATAAAGATTTTAATAAAGAATTAGAGAAAGAACTTCAAAGGCAACTAGAAAAAGAAAAAGAGAAAGAAAAAGAAAGAAATAAAATTAAAAATCATAAGCAATCAATTTATGAAAAAAGAGGGACTATCAGGATAAATGAACAAAATTCTGATTATGATAGTGATGAATTCGGTAATGACGAAATAAATAATTATACTAATATGATTGTTTCACCATGCAGAAGAGAAATTATGGAATATTAGTTTTATTGTTAACAATATTTATTTGTTGTTAACAATATATTTTACTATTTGTCTATTAATGCTTCTGTATTAATTCTCTATTAATGATTTATTACTATGTTTGACACTTATTACATAGTTGCTATTCGTATCTTAAGTTTAAGTTTAACTTTCACTTTAACTTTCACAACAAAAGGTCTTTATTTATTATTGGTGAAATCTTCATATTTGCAGAGATTTCGTATTTAATATACACTCAGGCATATTTTAACTTGTATTTTAATAATGTGAAATAACCTATCTTGTTTATTATTGTTATTGTTGTTATTATTGTTATTGTTGTTATTATTGTTATTGTTGTTATTGTTGTTATTGTTTGACGTCAATTAATATTAACATAACACTCACATTTATTAAAATTGTTAGAACTATTCTTTTTATTTCATTCTACAAGTTATTAGTAATCAAATCATTACAATTGTTTCTTAGTTGTTAGTTGTTAAAAATACTTTTTACTTTTATTTGATATTTCATAATTGATATTTCATATTTGATATTTGATATTTCATAATACACAATTATTTATTATTTATTATTCATTATTTATTATGCTTACATAATAAAATAACTGCAAATAACTCTTATTTATATTAATCTATTAATCTATTAATCTATTAATCTAAAAAGACCTGCATGTTATATTTATTACTTATAATCAATTAATCATTAATATCAAAATTATTAATGCTATATATAGTGAAGGTTTCTATGCAATTTATACATAATTACGGTATGCAATAATACGGTATGCAATAATACGGTATGCAATAATACGGTATGCAATAATACGGTATGCAATATATACCTCCCTTAATCACTTATATAGCATATTATTGTTAGATTATTTATTTAAGTATTTTAATTTTTAAATAAATAATTTGATGTCATTTGATGTCATTTGATGTCATTTGATGTCATTTGATGTCATTTGATGTCATGTTATTTACAAGCGGAGCTTTCCGAACCTGCGGATTACTTCAAATGCTGCTACACCACCAAGGACCTGAGCAAGGATGTATGGAAGCAAATCAGACTGTGAAACCTTCTTAGCCATCCACATACCTACGGTGACAGCAGGGTTAAAGGCACCACCGCTGATTGCACCACCAGCAAGGATTGCAAGTGTAAGGGTTATACCAATTGCGTATGGGTTACCAGTTGCTAAAATAACATAAACTAGGGCAAATGCTCCAAGAAACTCTACAATCAACTTCTCCATTGATATGATATATAATGTAAATAAAAAAATATTAATAATGCTAATATTTTGATTGATGGTGTTGTGTTAATTGATTGATGGTGTTGTGTTTATTGATTTATGGTGTTGTGTTGATTGATTGATGGTGTGTTGATTGATTGATGGTGTTGTGTTTATTGATTTATGGTGTTGTGTTGATTGATTATACAATATTATTATGAAATAAATAGTCTACAAAAATGTGTCCATAAGCTAAAATATGTAACAAACTATGTAAATAATAGTCAAACATTCTATTTCTTGATTTAAATAATAATGGAACTATTTTACTTATTAAATAAAAACATGATGCTGCTACTAACATTAGTTTACCATATTTATGTTTTGCACTAAGGTATGAAATAGTCATCATTGATGTAGCCATAATTATATCAAAATATTTCATAACACCATTAAAATGGTATTGATAAGATGTAAATAATAATATAGATGCTAATGAAGCATATAAAGGTCCGTAATGCACAAAAGATAATGGTATAGCAAATAACAAATACTTACTAGAATTCCATAGTAAATGTGTAGTTGGTATTAACTTATCATAGTAATATTTTGATTTTTTAAGAACATTTACTCTTTCTGCTTTGTATTTTAAATATATTCTTCCAATTTTGTGGTCTAATTCATTCCAGTAATCATAAAATTCATCTCTGAATTTTTCGTAATTATTTGATTTAATATGCTTTTTGAAACGATTATATGGAAATAATGATAATTCTGCTATACAATTTCTCGCCATATCACAAGTAATCATTTGTTTGTAAAGTCTTGCTTTCTTACGCTCAATATCATCTGCATAAGATAAACAAATTTGATATGTAATATCTGGTTTATATATTTTTAAAATTTCGAAAATACCTTTGCATTTTGGTATTAATGTGTTTTTATTATTAGGAAGTTTCATTTTTTTGTAATTTTTTTCATAGAAGTTATCTCTATCTTTTACATTTGTTGTGTTAAAGATTTTACCTTCCGGGAAAATAACTACAACCGTTTTTTGGTCTTTAATCTTATTAACTTTTTCTTTTATGTTTTTTAAAAGATTTTTGTTGTCATTTATAATTGAATTTTCTCTCAAATATTTTCCTAATCCTGGAACCCTAGATAATGCTTTATTTAATACATATACTGTTTTATAATTAGGAAACTGTTTTGATATTAATTTACTTACATTTGTAAAATCTGATAAGTTTTCATGGTTTAATACAAGTAAGATTTTTTTAGGTTGTGAAGATGGTTGTAAAGATGAGTCTTTTTTATTTTTTTTATTGATTTGTTTAATATATTTTTCTGTTTTGTTTGACATTTTAATTTCTAATGACCATCCTAAAAACCAACTAAGAAATTTATAAAAGTTTCTAGTTGCATTATTTTCATTTACAGAATCAAATTCTTTATTATTAAATTTGCATTTTATATTTTCATATACGGCACAACATAGCATTGCAATAAGTACTATTAATGAATTCATAATTCGATTATCTAATCAAAATATTTATTCTAATCATACATATTTTAATATTATTCTAAACGGGATGAATGGATTGGATGGATTGGATGGATTGGATGGATTATAAAAACTCATGTAATTATATAGCAATATAACCTCCATTATGTTCTATACTAAAGAAGAGATTGATACTATAAAGGAAAAAATTGAGAAATACAAGGTCTTTTATTTAGATGATAACAAAAAACCATTAATGCATCTATTAATAACACTAGCAGGATTATTAATATCATTTTATTTAATAACAAAATCCATATATTTCATTCCAGTATTAACTTTATTTTTAATGAGAACATTTATGATTTTTCATGACTGTTGTCATAATAGTTTTTTTAAAGTTAGCGAGAAAGAACATAATGAAGGAAAAAGAGGTTATAACAAAATCACAGCTAAATTTTTAGAAACTTTTATACATTATGATGAATATACATGGAGTAAAATTCATGGACATCATCATTCTATTCATGGAAACAAAAATGAAAAAGATACAACTAGAACCGTATTAACAGTTGATGAATACAACTCTTTGTCTACAATTAAAAAAGTATTATATAGAATTTTTAGAACACCTATTATATTTTTCTTGTTAACACCCATCTATGTTTTTTTTATTAACAATATTAATCTCTACTATATGGAAGATAATGAAGCTGTTGATAGATTAGATTATGCTAAAAGTAAATTAATTATGGTTTTTAAAATTGCACTGCTATATACTTTAATATATAAATATGCTGGTAAAAAGATATTATTCAGAGTTATTTTGGCTTTGTATATAGCATGCTTTATTGGTGTAATATTTTTTCACTTACAACATCAAGTAAATACTGGTTATTGGAAAAAATTCGAAAATAGTAATAAATTTGAATATGATAAAGCTCAATTACACGGCGCTTCATTATTGCAAATTCCTGCTATATTCAAACCTTTCACATTTGGTATAGAATATCACCATATTCATCATTTAACACCACGCATTCCAGGTTATAATTTGCAGAAATGTCATGAAGATAATGAAAGCCTATTTGATAAAATTACTAAGGTGGGATATTTACAAGCTTTCAAAAGTATATTCCACACGCTATATGATGAAGATAATAGCAAATATATTTCGTTTGATTTTGATAGGAAATTAGGTTTGCAACACTAAGACTTTTTGACCTTTTAACTTTTTAACTTCTTGATTTTAATATTAGTATTTGATATTAAAATCTATTAATTTTTATTATTAAACCACATTTTCTTCTTCTGTTTCTGGTTGTGGTTCCGGTTGTGGTTCCGGTTGTGGTTCCGGTTGTGGTTCCGGTTGTGGTTCCGGCTGTGGTTCCGGTTGTGGTTCCGGTTGTGGTTCCGGTTGTGGTTCCGGTTGTGGTTCCGGTTCTGATTCTATCTCTGTTTTAATATTCTCAGGTACTATTGTATCAGTTGTTTGTTCTTTTTCAGCAGCAGTGTGTGGTTCTTGTGTTGTTTCCGGTTGTTGTGTTGGTTGTTGTGTTGGTGTTGGTTTATTTCTTTTTATTACAGGTGATGGTGGTGTTACTGGTCTGACTGTTGCTTTTTCAGGGTGTTGATGCTCTTGTGTGTTAAGAGCTACTGGTCTCACTGGTGCTACTTGTTTTTCATTTTCTGGTTGTGTTTCTGGTTGTGTTTCTGGTTGTGTTTCTGGTTGTGTTTCTGGTGTTTTTTTATTTTTTGGTGTTTTTGGAGGAAAAAATGGAAGGTCTGGTTCTGGTATTGTTATTTCAGGTGTTCTATTATTACGCTTAAATAAACAACCTAATATTTTTGAAAAGCAATTTGTAGCTACTTGTTCAACATTGTTTACATTTATGTTTCCTTTTGCTGCATCTATTACCAAATCTATTGTTGATGATATAAGTTCGCCTTCAGCTATACTCTTAATAATTTCAATATTTTCAGGTGATAATCCTGAAACATTTGCTATTTCTATTACTATCTTGATTGCTAAATCTTTTTGCATTCTTCCTTTTACAGGACATTGTTCGACTGCTTCCATTGCGAAACTTAAAATTTTTATGATTGTATTTGGTGAGATTTCTAGATTAGCTTTTTTCATTCTACTTGAAACTTCTTTTACTAAATCAGGCAGCAAAACATGCATCATATGCTCTATTGTTTTATCTTCAATCTCAGACTTCATATTATACTATAGTATACTCTATTATATTTCTATAAATAAACATGGTGAAGCTAACGGAAAACCCTGTATTTGTTTTTAGAAAACTATTAATCATTAATTATTTTGTATTTTGTATTTTGTATTTTGCATTTTAGTGTCTAACTCTTTCATAAGCACTTACATGATTTTCAATAAATGAAAATATTTCACTATCAGTAGCTACACTATACTCAAACTTACTAACATACAAAAAAGGGAAGTTTTTCACAGGTACAGATATTTTTACATAATCATCCATCCAACAAATGCGAACTTCATCATAAATAGAATAATTAGGATTGTTATAGATGTAAGAGTGGGGAACCGAGTGGGGAACCGCCCCACACGCGGATTGGGGTGTGGATTGGGGAGCGGATTGGGGTGTGGATTGGGATGTGGAGTGGGGTTGTGAGTGGGGTTGGGGTTGGGGTTGTGAGTGGGGAACCGCCCTACACGCGGAGTGGGGTTGGGGTTGTTGCTTCCAACCTCTATTAGTTAATAAATTATCTATTGTTTTCTCTAATTCTTGGATTTGCTGTATATTCATTCAAATATTAAATACAATTAACTTGCAATAGTAATATTATTAATATTTATTCCTTTAAGTTTTTGTATATGTATTTATTTGTATAACTAATAAGTTTTTAAATATTTATTAGTTATACTCTAAGAAAGGTGTGGAAAATATTACATGGAGTGGGATTCGAACCCACGAAGCATCTGCAACGGAGCTTAAGTCCGTCCCCTTTGACCACTCGGGAATCCATGCTTAAAACCACCTTTCTCGGAAGGAATGTTATAGCTACATAGTAGCACATTATTATAAGTGGTGCTTCTTTAAGTTGTTTATAAATTTTGCTTTTGTTTATTTTAATATAGAATTATTATTAACTATTATTAATAAGAAAAAACTATGTTATTATTATTAGAAAATGACAATTTAATTAATTTTACTTTTTTCTTTTCAGGTTTGTTATTAGGAGGTCTTATTTCCAAAAGTGTTTATTCGTTTGACAACAATAATGAAAATAATGTTAGTGAAATTAATAAAAATAATCAAATAATGGATTCATTATATAAAATGGATAAGCCTTTTTATAATGAAAGGTCTGTTGTCAAACTAGAAAATGATAATAAAAAGTTATTGAAATTATACAGAACACTTAAAATGGAAAATACTGAACTAAATGAAAGGTTATCTCTATTAAATATTACTAATAAATCTAAATTCATTAGATTAGAAAATGAAAATAAATTGCTTACAAAATATGCAAATAGTATTAGAAATAATGGTATTTTTGGTATTAATACTTCAATTAGTCCAAGACTAAATAATGATATGAATTATTTCGGTTATAATTATCAAATGAAGAATAATATTATTATTATTGGTAATAATGTTGTTGTCAAACAATCTTCTTTTGAAATATGAAATATGAAATTGTTGGTTTTTTGGTTTGTTTGACGATAATTAATAATTAAAAAAGATAAAGATAATCACTATAATAAAACATATTGTACTTTTATTATAGTAAATATGGAAAACAACATGTATAAGAAAGAGAAAGATAAAGAGAAAGAGAAAACAAATACAAAATCTAAGTTCAAGTTGAAGTCAAAGTCGAAGTCAAAGTCAAAGTCGAAATCAGTATCTTCTTTAGAAAAACCATTAATTAATAAAAAAAATAATAAATTTGTTCCTATTTCCGTTTCTGATAGTTACAGTGATTATGAATATGCTAATGATACTAATTATTATGAGAACGCTTTTGTGAATAATGTTGTTGAAAATATTGTTGAATCTGTTGTTACAGATGAAGTAAATAGAATGATTCCTATTAATTATAATTCAGACAGTGATACTGATTATGAAAATTATGAAAATATTGATAATCATAATGATAGTTTAAAAAAGTCTGTTGCATTTTCTGACACTGTTGTTGATACTGTTGTTGACACTGTTGTTGAAAATGAAAATGAAAATGAAACTGATAATAATTATAATGATAATGAAAATGAAACTGAAAATGAAAATGAAACTGAAAGTAATAATGTTATTTACTCTGATGAGCATAAATATTTTTGTAGTTCAAAGAAATTAGCATGCTGTTTAGTTATGTTTTCTATTGGATTACTTGGTGCTATTTCTTTTGTAGCGGTTAGTAGTGGGGATGGCCTCCCCACACGAGGCTAATGATAGTGGGGGGAAGTGGGGATGGCCTCCCCACACGAGGCTAATGATAGTGGTGGGAAGTGGGGAAACCTCCCCACACGCGGTTAGCTGAGTGGGGGATAGTGGTGGGAAGTGGGGAAACCGCCCCACACGCGGTTAGCTGAGTGAGGATAGTGAAGATAGTATTACAATATCATATTCTTTGTTGATTTTGTAAGTGTTTCTATCTCCAATGTTAATGTAAAACATCCTTCATTCATATTTACCGGAACACCATTATCATCCAACATTCGAATGCGAAGCTTTGTTATATTTACAGGACCAAAATATTCGCGTTTCTTAAATATACGGTCTGATGAATCTTCATATGCTTGAGTCGCAAATGGCGTTACATTCGGAACACGCGTCAATAAATTATTCATATTATACGATGAAGGCGATGTACAATTATAATCTATTACTCTTGGATGGTTGTTATTAAAATCATTTATCTCCAAAAAGAAATTTGATGTGCCGAAAATATTTGCGCAACCTTCTGAATTAAAACCTACTAATAATCCATATGTTACTGATGTATTGTATTCTGTGAAGAAATCATATGTGCTTTCTCTGAAACCTAACATCCAACCGAAATTCATATATAATGGACGATTTGGATACTCTGGATGAACAAATGATATATTAAAACCCCACTGATTTGTTGGGCTATTTGGTGGATTACTTGGTGGCGTTGCATTTACACGAAATATTACCTTATTCTTCAATGTATCATGATACATTTCAATTGCTTTTATTGCGTCGTTTGACGATGCCTGCAATAATGAATTTATTTCTATTACCAACTCATCTATTCCATAATAACCATCACCAATTGTTAGCATTTCTGTTACTTGTCCTGCAATTGTTGTTATTGGATTATTATTTGTAGAATCATAGTAAAATCCTGTGAATATTAATTTGTTTGATCCAAGATGCTCCGATATCGGATAATAAAAATTATCAAATGTTAATGCTGCTACTTTCATTGATATAACATCTTTATATGGTGTAGTTAATTCTGCGGTGAAATCTGTTACTGTACCTATATTACCCGATTTTATTGTTTCACACCCTTTAATATTTGTTAATTTGCGACACAACTTGTAATTATTTGGCTGATGTAATGTCTTAATACGCAACAAATCGCTTTGGCTTTTATTTAATGATGCATTACTATGACTGGTTCTGAATTTACTGTTTAACATTAGTATGTGTTTTATTGTTTCGCGCTCTATTGGATTTACACTGCCTAATGTGTATTTTGTGTTTGCAGTTTTTATTACTTTATCCATTGGGATTGACTGAGGTATTGAACTATCGTATGGTATGTTTGCTACTACACGCGGACGGGTTTCTGATTGTTCTATAGATGTTGATGCTGTAACAGTTGATGACTGGGCTGGTGTTAATTCTATGTTTGTTGTTGTTGGTGTTGATGTTGATGTTGATGTTGATGTTGATGTTGGTGTGTTATTGGATTTTAGTTCATTTAACTTCAGTTCTTCTTTTATTTCATCATTTATTGGAAAATTTCTTGTTACACTCAACCTTAAATAACATTTGCGGAAGAAGTCTATTAAATCATTTTGTTCATTTGGTGTATGTGAATCACTATTATCAATTTCATTTATAACATTCTTTATTTGTTTTCTAACTAATTCTTCTTTGTAAGACTTTTCTTTTGTCAAACGAAGCAATTCAATAATATCATCATTTGAATAATCGTCTATGTTTGTATTCATATTAATATAACTAACTACTACTTACTATATGAATACAAACTCTTTGCTTAATTATTACTTATTTACAGAAGCTAGTGGGAAAATCGTTGATAAACGATTAGCGAAGCTAGTGGGAAAACCGTCCCACACGCGGTTAGCTGAGCTGAAAAACGCCCCACACGCGGTAAGTGGGGTGGGAAAAACCGTCCCACACGCGGTAAAGGGGTGGGGAAAACCGTCCCACACGCGGTTAATATGAAGGGGATTCGATGGGGGATTTAAGGGTGTGTGAGTTTGCTTAATTATTGTTATTAGTTATTGTTATTAGTTATTGTTATTGTTATTAGTTATTTTTATTAATTATTGTTATTCAATCTTGGTGCATCTGAATCTTGAGTAATTACTGCATAAATCTTTGTTTCCGGTATTATAACTTGTTTATTTCCAGACATATCATCTACGCTTAATTCTAAATCATATCCTAATGCTAAAGTTATATTCTCACCTTCATCAAAGAAATTTGGTAATGATTTAGTTCCTCCCGCAAAACTATTTACTTGGTTAACTATCGAGTCAGGTGATGGATACGCATCTAAAATTTTCATCTCCCAATCAGTAAATACTGTTTTATTGTCATAAATTTCAGTCATTGCTGTCAATCTATTACTATAATAATTGTCTAATGATGCAGCTACACTTGTTGATGATACTGGTGATGATGATGACGATGTTTGTATTGTTGCTGGTGTTGTTGATGAAGGCTTAAAATGAGCTAAACTATTTATATCTCCTATTTCTGTTGTTGATAAATCCACTACTATATCATAATCTCCTAATGATAATGTTTGGTCACTAAAATCGTATACTTCCATTGTTTTGATATATAATGTTGTTGTTCCAATCGGTAAAACATAGCTAATATCATATGATTCATTATTTTTGTCTATTGTTGCGCCATATATACCGTAATTACCATGCGAATCTTGATAGATTTCTTTGTTTATATCCGCTCTTAATTGAATATAATAGTCTCGTGTTGTGCTTAATTTTCCTAAATTATATGCAATGAAATTACCACTTATTTCTTGCGTGTTTCCGCATGTATCCATGAAAAACGCTGTTGCTATCACAGTTGATGGTCCAATTGTTGGGAAGTTCGACGGATTAAAAGGCAAATCCCATGTATAATTATTTCCGCTCACATCTTTTATTAATATACCTGATGTATCATATGGAACATCCACCTTAATACCGAATAAATCTATTGTTTTTGTTAATGTTGTGTCAAATGTTATGTTCGATGCATCTACTGCTTTCTTTATTTCTTGTGTGTTTCCACTCGAATCCATGAAAAAAGCTGTTGCGAATGTTGAATAGGATATATCAGGGAGCTGTTCAACATCAAATGGGAAACTCCATGTATACGAATTATTGCTAACATCGTTTATTATAATCTTTGTTATGTCATATGGGATTTCCACCTTTACACCAAATAGATTGATAGTATTTTCTAATGATGTTGCTAATGTAATTTCATGGAGTTTTGTTGTTTGGTCTGTTATTACAAAGTCATATTCCATTGTTACTTAACTATTCACTAATTACTAATTACTATTTTAATATATAATGTTTATTGTAATGTTTATAATTATAATTTTAGTAAAGTATAAAAATTATAATTTAGTTGTTGTCACTAGAGCAGGGTTTGCGCCCCGCACGCGCAATTTAGTTGTTGTCACTAGAGCAGGGTTTGCGCCCCGCACGCGCAATTTAGTTAACTATTTATGCTTAATGGTTTTTATTCATTTAATTTTGTCTTAAAATACCATAAATTGTTGTTGAAGAAATTAATATTACTGAACCATTTGTACTATTTCCATCTATGTTATCCATACCAGTCATACTAATAGATAGGTTATCACTAGTAGATGCAACAATTCTAGTACCTGTTTCGAAGCCATAGTTGCTAGCTGTCCAGTCATTCAAGCGTGCATAATTAGTAATGTTATTAATAGTACTTGATGATGCGTCTTGGGCGTCAATTTGGATTGTCCACTCCCTAAGTATATTTTTATCAGTATAAAGAGCATCTACTGCATCACGCTTTGCCTTAACATCAGTCCCTGTTATTGCATTCATTATACTTGCTGATGTTCCTACTACCAATCTATCACTTGATGTTGTTGTTACATCTTCTCTTACCAAAGAAGTTCCATATCCAACAGAGAGTAACTGTGCATAATCAAGTGTTTCAGGAATTCTTACAGTTATTCCAGAACCAGAAGCATCATAATATTGTGTTTCTGCTGTAATAACACCTGAGGCATCAGAATTGAATAGAATATCCAAGTCGAAAATCTTTCCAATAAGTGAGCCTGAAGAACCAGAAGTATCAGTAACAGTATTGTAATCAGTGTCATCGTTCCATTTCCACTCAACATAAGAATTGCCGCTAAAATCATTAGATATTCTCATTTCAATATCCATAATTGGAACGCGTACATTAGAGATTTGAGGTAAGTTATACTCTATACTAGAAACATCAAATGTTGAACCAATAGTACCAACAGGGTTTATGGAAGCATATAATCTGTTAAGTGTCCATACATCATCTAATACGTTCTGGTCAGTCTGTGGGTCGCTTACATAACCAATTGCAGAGTTAAGATTACCTGTAACCTGGATATAATACTCAATATTTGAGTTTACAGTTACAGTTCCAGAACGATTTATTGTTGAATTGTACATAGTATAATCGTCTGTAATTACAAAACTAGAATCTGTTAATGTGTGGGCCGGTGTTAAACTTGTCTCAGTAGTACTTAAGTATCCGGGAAATTGAACTGCTGAAATAGTAGTCATCCTTTATAATATTCACAATTATTTTTATTTTTTGTGGGAGCCGTCCCACGCGCGGATATTTTTGTGGGAGCCGTCCCACGCGCGGATATTTTTGTGGGAGCCGTCCCACGCGCGGATATTTTTGTGGGAGCCGTCCCACGCGCGGATATTTTTGTGGGAATCGTCCCACGCGCGGATATTTTTGTGGGAACCGTCCCATACGCGGAGGATTTTTGTTAGTGCATAAACCTTTAAAAAATTCTCTTAAATTTCTCTTAATTTTTCTTAATTTTTTCTTAATTTTTTCTTAATTTTCTATTAATTTTCTCTTAATTTTCTCTTAATTTTCTCTTAAATTTATTAAAAATTAATATTTGAACTACTTAATATATTTTGACACATAGAAATTCCTCCGCTAAAACAAACAGAACCTGCAAATTCACCATTTTGTATAAACATTAAATCATTATAACTATTATTTTGGCTGTTATTATAATCGTAATAACATTGAGAACTAGTATGCGAGGTTGACTGCGTTTGTGAATGCGAACTGCATGTGCAAGGACAACAACAACAATTACTGCAATTATTATTATTTTTTGTTATTATAATATTACCTGTATTGTCTATCGCTACATTATCTAAATTATTTTTTTGCATAGTAATTCCTCCGCTAAATCTCAATGAACCTGCAAATGGACCATCTGTAATAAATATTCCATCACTATTTAATGTGTTATTTGATTGATTATTACCATAATTAGTATTGGTATTGCAGGTATTGGTATTAGTATTGGTATTGGTATTGCAGTGATTATGATTTTGATTGTTATTAGGATTATAATTATTGTTAGGATTATTCATTTGATTTTGTTGAAATTCATGTAAATAATGAGCAAATGGATTTTGCTGATTACCTAATTCATTATTATCTAACAAATCTTGTGGGTCTTTATAAACAACATCTAATAACTTATATAACTCTGCTCGACCTTCGGTCTCTGTTCCTAAACTTTCTACATAGGATTTTACTGATTGGTACTTCTCTCTTTCTATTGGCTGATTTGGGAATAAAAATCTATACCAAGTATCTACCAAATCGAAAATAGCCATAGCATAAATAGCAGGTTTGGGTCTGTTAACTTTGAAACTGGCTTTTGCATTGAAAGCATCCACACCATGAATCATCTTATGAATAATATCGTTCAAGCAACTTATCTTAAACGCAAATTGCTGCAACATCTTTGTCATCTCTTCCTTTTGCCTTACCTCTGCTACATAGTCAATATATGTTGTTGTTCCACGCTTTAATACAAGCATTAAATCTTTAAATGAACGCAATGCTTTGCTACAGTGTGGATTATTAGTCAAGGCTTGCTCGATTTCTGCTATTATATTATTAACAACACCATCCGAACCTCCCAACATTTGAGATACTTCTAAATGCGGTGTTACTAAATCATTATGAATGAAATCTAATGTTTCTTCGGATATTCCGTAATTGCAATTACTTGGGTCATGTTGCACTCCGCTACCATCTGTTCCTCCTCCTGTTCCACCACTTCCTGTTCCTCCACCTCCTGTTCCTCCACCTCCTGTTCCGCTTTGGTTCATTAGCGTTACTGTTACTAATTTTGAGGTTTGGATTGCTCTTCCCACTATATTTGTGTAATCTGATATTGGTACTGGATTTATTGGGTCGAAATTTAAATAACTTAATAATAACTTCTCTTGCGATGTTAATGATGTTATATTAAAGCTTTCATAAGCATTATCTGTTATTTGATATTCATCTACTATTTCTGCTGTTATTTTTTTTGTTGCGAATTCAACTGCCTTTGCAGATATTTCACGCAATTCTGTTTTTGAAAATAAATCATCATTTGTGGCGATTATTGCATCTAATCCTTTGTTTTTACTGTAAATTGTTTTTCTTATTGTTCCACGCGACCTTATTCTCATATATCTCAATTATGCGTATATATCATTCTAATATTATCTAGTTCATTATTATAACATTAGTTTTAGATAATATGGTCTATTGTATTATTCAACAGAGTTCATTATCCTTCTCTAAAATAATTGGATTTCTTTCCAATATTTCCAATCTTAAAACACCTTTTAGTGATACATGTGTTGTTGCTTGCACAAATGAAATGCGCGAAAAAATAGAAATTTTTACTAGCAAAGTTACTATTCCAAATATTAAGATTGACTTTTTTGAACTTGAAAATATGCATCTTGGTCAAGTTGTCAATCAATTTTGTGATTCAATTACTTATTGTTTAGAACAATACAATGAAGTTATGTATTTTGATGAAGAAGCTATTCTTATTAATTCATTTGATGTTTCACATCTTTCTAAAACTAAAATTGGATTTTTGAAGAAAATGCATTTAGTTCCTGAAGAACACTATTCTAGGCTATTTTCGCGTGATGTTTTCTATTGTTCAAGTGCTGATGTCTTTCAGGAATATTCAAATATTATGCTTAAAATTCATTCTGATATTCATGAAAAAATGAATAATGGTATTAAAATACCTTTACCTGATTTTTATAGAACTATTAATGAAAGCAATCATATTTTTATTGATAAGACTATATCAGAATCTTCTGATAATGAGCTGACTGAAAATGATTTTATTATTAATGGAAAAGTTTTATGTACTGAGGATTTCTTTGGTATTGCCGATAATAAAATTAGTAACAATGATATTGATTTCAATAATTTTGTTATTAGTCGCTACTTTAATCAAATTAGAGAAATTGATTTTCTTAATAAATCTATGAACTTATCACTTGCTGTTGATGCTGATGCTGATGCTGATGCTGATGCTGATGCTGATGCTGATGCTGATGCTGATGCTGATGCTGATGCTGTTGTGAGTGATAATGCTGTTGTGAGTGATGTGAACAATGATAAACATATGGATATTGAAGAAATGAGTGTTGTTAATGGAAACTCTAATATTTTTTGTGTCATTATTCGCAGAGAAAACAATGAGATTGTTAAAAATGTTAATTCACTCATTACTAAACATTTGTTAAACTCTTTCCCTAATTTACTAGGATTAATGGCCTTTAAAAATAATGGCTTTCTACCTATGACTATGCCTTCAACTACTAATCTCATTTCTCACTGGAACAGAGAGAATACTATTTCATATGAAGGTCTTAAAAAGTTATTCGTTAAATTAGCTAACGAATCTAATGATTCTATCAAATTAATACCAGGCATTTCTTTCTTCAAAATTGTTGAAAATATTCTTATTTCTTCTCCTGATACTAAATTCTTAACTCCTGAAATACAATCATATGGCTCTGTTATTATTACTAATCATGATTCTGAAAATCGCATTGTTAATGATTTATTGAATGTTAATATTAATTACGATTTTCTATTTTATTATCCTGAAAATATTACTGTTTTAGAAGAAATGTTTGACGATGATAACGATAACAATGATAACAATAACAATCATAGTGATTCTATTCATGAGAATATTGATAATGAATTAGTTTATATACCTGCGGGTGGTGCTAATGGGGTTGGCGGAACTGGTAACTCTTATGGTAATGATTTTATAAAGAGTGATTTTGAATATAAAGATTATATTAATAATATGAAATCATATTCATTCGTATTTTTGAATAAAAATAATTTTAGTTCTTGTATTATTGCAGAGGCTATGGCCTGTGGAAAACCTATTATTATTTCTGATGAAATTACATTACTCGATAAATCACTTGTTGAAGGAAAACATTATATTCTTGAGAGTGAATACAATAAAAATAGTGGTAAGTATTCTGATAGTGCTATGTTGAATACTATGTCTAGATATTGTAGGCAATATTTTGCGGATAATATTAAATCATCTTCTGTTTATAAAAAGATTTTTAATCATATTCTATTGTTTGACATGACTGATGTATTCATAGATTTTTCTGCATCTAATGATATCTTTATCATTAATGAAAATGTTGAACAACTTTAATTAGCAGGGAGCGCCCCGCACGCGCGATTAGTAGAGGAAACAGGGAGCGCCCCGCACGCGCGATTAGTAGGGTTAGCAGGGAGCGCCCCGCACGCGCAATCGGAGGGGCAGCGGGTGAAGCGGTTTATGAATTGATTAAAGTTTTAATTTTTCTTTATTCAATTTAGTTACATATTTACAATTTGAACATTCTTTTCCACAACAAACTAATTTTATTACACATTCTCTGTTTACATTTATATCATCCAAAATATAAATTTTTTCATAAGATTCTTGTTGGCTTTTTTGATATTGATAAGGTTTGTGTTGAGGTTTGTGTTGAGGTTTGTGTTGTTCATGATGGTGGGAGTTTTCTTGAAGTTGTTGGGGTTGAGTTATTTGTATTTCATTACATACACCACAATGGTCCTCATTTGCTAATCTTATTATTGTTGTTAGTTTTTCTTCGTCATAATTTATATTCCATCTTCCTAACTGTATGTTATTATTAAGTTGCTTTTTTGTCAAACAACTTAATGCTTTTAATATTCTATTTCTTAAAATGAACATTATTAATGCTTTATTAATGCTTTATTTATATTTTGATTTAATTCTTAATTATATTTCACAATCAATTTTGTAGAATATTTATTTATTGATTTATTGATTTATTGATTTATTGATTTGTTGATTTATTAGAAAAATTGAATTACTTTGATTTAAATAAAATATATTTAACTTAGTTTATAAACTTTGTTTCTTTGTTTGTTTGTTAAACTTTCCAAGTAAAATGTATTTTGTTCCATCACCATATTACTACGACCCTAATAGTGGGCATATGCATATGCATATGAATATGAATATGGCTGCTAATGCTCATGCTAATGCTCATGCTAATGCTCATATGATTAATCATGCTTATATGCCTGTTCACCTTCCTGTGTCTATGAATGTTCCTCTTCCTGTACCAGTTTCTTCTCCTGTTTCCCCTCCGGTTAATACACTGAATCCAAATTCTCCAAGTTTCATTCATATGGATATGGGTTGTGAACCTTACTTAGACTATAAACAGCAAGATAACATGAACATGAACATGAACCAATATCAAAGTCAAACTGAAGAACTATTTATGATTAATAATTGTTATGCTGATGATGCTGATTATCAAGGCATTGATAGCATTAACACAATTTCATTAGACACAACTGCTAATAGTATTGTCTCTGATATTTCTTGTGCAGAATCCGAAATTACTGAAACCGAACAGCGGATTGTAGATAACTTGGACAAAATACTTGATGAAACAATCAACAGCAACAGCAACAGCAACATCAACAGCAACAGCAACAGCAAAAACGGCAGTAGAAGCGGTAGTAGAAGCGGTAGTAGAAGCGGTAGTAGAAGCGGCAGTAGAAGCGGCAGTAGAAGCGGCAGAAAAAGCAAAACTAAAAGTAAAAATAAGCTTACTGTTGATGTTGATGTTGATATGGAGAATAATAAGGAAAATTCAATATTCTTTTGGAGGTCAATGATATAAGCGGGGAAGCGCCCCGCACGCGCAATGGGAGGCGAGAGGAGGGGATTTTATATTTTGAAAATGAAAATGAAAATGAAAAAGAAAATGAAAAAGAAAATTAAAAAATTAAAAAATTAAAATTTTTATTTTGTTGTTTTGTTTTGTGGGAAAGCGTCCCACACACGCATCTTGTTTTTTTGTTTTGTTTTTTGTTTTGTTTTTTTATTTTTATAGTTTGTGATTATCTTCTATATCTCATTCTGTGTTCAAGTTGTGTTAATCCATACCATGTTTCATGCAATCTATTTTCATAACCACAAGAACAACGATATAGAGTAATATTTCCATTGTTGTTTTTTATTGTAGAATGAATGAAGATTGATGCTTTGCAAGAAGAACATTTGTAACAGCAAGATGCTCTGCAAACATATTTTAGACAGCATACATCATCATGTGCACAAGCACTTACTGGTACTATGTTGTCCAAACTTCTTTTCGAAAGACAATCTTCGCAACGCATCCACATATTTTGTTTTTTAGCTTCCGAAAAAGTTATTTGTGCTGGTGTTCTTTCGTTTAGTTCCATTTCTGGTGAGCGATATTTTTTGTACCAGCTTCTGTAAAGTCGCTGTATTTTTGTTGCGAGTTCATTTTCTTCTGCCGCGAGTAGTTTGTGTGAGATAACATACAATATATCATGTGGGATTAATGTGAATGGACTTTCTTCCGTTTCAGGACAATCTTTTCTTGCGTGTTCAAGAACTGTCATCTTTTTGGCGACTTTATTTGCTAAACGCTGCTTCGCTTTCTTGTGTGAATATTTTTCCCAGAGTGGGTCTGTGAGTTGATATGCGAATTCATCTATAATATCCCAATAATCGTCTTTTGCAATGACTGCGTGGTCGCTTTTAGCCATTAATGCTGACGCTCTTTCTTCACATTCTTCGCAAAGTGATACATTGAATTCCGCGACAGCTTGATTGACTTTTCTTGCGAATCCTTGTTCATATACACCGTAGATTGGTTGTGCTGCGCTTTTCGGACGGATTATGCAAGGGTAGTATAAATCGTGGATTATATTGTCGGATTGTTTGCTGCATACAATACAAAAGTTATCTTCGTTGAAAGATTGCGAATGTATTACTGTGTCGCGATAATATGTGTTAGTAAGGTTGCCGTCTACATCTGATAGTAATGGGAGTACATAGTTCTCGTATGCGTCTGTGCATTTATAGCCGTTTGATGTGGGCCACATTGCTGTCATTTTGGGTTGCGGTTGCGGAGGGCGGATACTGCTACTAAGCTAGGGGGAGATTTTATGGTGGTTTAAAAAGCTAATTACTAATTGTTTCTTAGCTGCTTTTGGTTATTTATTAGGAAAGTAATTCAATTTTTTTAGCAGGGTTGATTTGTGGGTTGTTTTGGTGGGCTGTTTTGGTGGGCTGATTTGATTATTTTTATGTACTGCGAAATCTAGGCAATAATATTCGCTTTTTAAATAAATACGCTATATTTATTACACTAATATACAGTAAAATCTAAAAACCCTATATTTCACAAAAAGCCAGATATCGGTCTAAAAAACCAGATATCGGTCAGAAAAAAATGCTGGGAAAATCGTCCCAAACGCGATATTATCCTTTTCAAATAAAATAAAAAATATACTCGCAAATCTAGCAATAATATTCATTTGTTTGACAACAATTAAAAACAATAATATTATAGATTTTATTTTATTAAATAGTGTCAAACAATCATAACAAATTATCGGTCTAAAAAACCAGATATCGGTCAGAAAAAATGCTTGGGAAAATCGTACCAAACGCGATACTAATTATTGGGAAAATCGTCCCAACCAAATTAAAAATACTTATAAGTATCTTTGTTTTATTATATTTTTTGTATCTTTTAGTGTCTTTTTTTTAGGTGTTTTATAGTGTCTTTTTTTAGGTGTTTTTATTCGCGTTCTTCCAAATCTTCCATTACATATTGAAATTCCAAATCTTCCATTGCATCCATATCAATTGTGCTCAAAACATTCTTTTTATTTGCATATTCAATCAGCTTTTGAAGTTCTGTTTTATATTCAATCAGTTTCTCATTCATCTTCTCTGAAGTATAATCAATTGGTTCCCAAGCAGTATCAACTTTATTATACTCTAAGATTGACTTGTCAAACGCATCAGGTATATCAACATTTTGCTCACACAATAACATCAATTCATCGATTATTTCTTTATGAATATCACCTAACAGGTCCGCCATTTCTTTTTGAAATTCTGTTAATGGGTTCAAATTTGGTAACAAAATCCAAAAGTTTTTACGACCTTTATGAGTGAAATTCACTCGGAATGGACTATTATTCCGTTCTTTTATGAAAATGTCTTGTGTTATGCGATTCACAATATTCATTGTCATTGGATATTCAGCGCTGCGCCAAATATTACGAATACTACACATTCGATTGAAATGATTTATTTCATCTCTTTCTGTCATCTGTGTATGATACACAAATGCCTGTTTGAAATTTTCATTTCCTTCAATCTCTGCGAAATCCACTCGTGAAATTGTGTTGCAATCAAAGTAGTTTCCTGTTGTTCCATCAAAGTATTCACGAAGAACAGTCATCAAGAACTCTTCATCAACACTCACATGAACACGAGGAATAAAGTAAGTTAATACATTATTCATACTTGGCTCATATAAGGATTGTTTTCCATTTATGGACCAACTGAAATTTATCGGTTGAATTGCAACATATTCTGGTTTGTTCTCCTTGTTCATTTTATTACCTTTGTTAGCTTTGTTGAACTTTACGGATTTCTTGGTTGACTTGGCTGCGTTGTTGTAGCGGGGCATTTTGAAAAGTTTTATGTGGGTTCAGGTTCGTAATTACGAAGTACTTATTTATTAAATACCAAAAGGTATTTCAATTTTTTACACACACACATTCACACACATACACACACACATACACTATGCAATCTAACTCTGAAAATATATTTTCTATTCATTTCTATTCATTTTATTTTAATAAATGTCGTCAAACAAAATACAAAAAATATGTTATACTCTGAAATCTAGCTTATACAAAATATATTTTGTTTGACAACAATTAAAAATGAAAAATATATATAGTTTTATTTATTATTCAATGTCAAACAAGTATAACCAATTATCGGTCTAAAAAACCAATTATCGGTGGGAAAAATAAAAATACTTATTTTACTATTTTTTATTAAATACGAACCAAATATTGAATCGCTCTCAATGTCCAACCCAATGAACTACCGCTATGTCCTGGATATACTTCTATTACTTTATTTTTTATCCGTTCTAATACTGGATGTTTACTCCACATAAATCCGCGCTCTTCTTCTGGATTATAAGTTTTTATGAAACAATAATCTTCTTCGGTCAAACTTGTTATTGAACCACTTATCATTGATATTTCATAACTCATTCCATATTCTTCACTATTTTCTATTAACCAACTCATTTGTGCTATCATTTTATCACTATAATTTTCATACAAACGATTTATTATTTCTTCTGGAATATCTGCAAATAATCCTTTTCTTTCTTCTCTTATTGAACGCCTTCTTAATTCTTGATTTGCACGACATAATGGACATCTTCCTTTTCCCCATTTATTTAAACATTCTTCATGAAATATATCTTTATGAATACATATCAAACTTGATATATCTGTATCCATTGGATTACAGCATATTAAACACTCTGATTTTGACATTTTTTGATTATTCTTATTTTAATGCTTTTATGACTTTTATTTTTTCTAATTCAATTTTTATAGAAAAAAATCATAAAATATATTTCTTGTTTGACAACTATTAAAAATGAAAAATCTATATAGTTTTATTTATTTATCAATGTCAAACAAAATACAAAAATATGTTATACTCTGCAATCTAGCTCTGAAAAATATATATTTGTTTGACAACAATTAAAAATGAAAAATATATATAGTTTTATTTATTTATCAATGTCAAACAGGATAACCAATTATCGGTCTAAAAAACCAATTATCGGTGGGAAAAATACTTGGGCGAATTTATTAATTTAAATACTTATTTGTTTTTGAATTAATACTCTGCAATCTAGCTTGTAACACACACACACTCTGCAATCTAGCTCTAAAAAATATTTTTTGTTTGACAACTATTAAAAATGAAAAATCTATATAGTTTTATTTATTTATCAATGTCAAACAGGATAACCAATTATCGGTCTAAAAAACCAATTATCGGTGAGAAAAATTATTAACATATTCAATTAAAATTTTTGTTTTGTTTTTGGGTTTTTTGTGGGAAAGCGTCCCACACGCGCATCTTGTATTTTGTTTTTGGGTTTTTTATTTTGTATTTTGTTTTGGGTTTTTTGTGGGAAAGCGTCCCACACGCGCATCTTGTATTTTGTTTTTGTTGTTTAATTAAATTCTTCAATCTTCATTGTTTCTTCATTCCAAATTCCAATCACTTCGTGAGTGTGGTAGTCATACACTTGGTTCTCATTGTCACGAAGATATTTTTCATCATCTTCATAAGTAAACTCAATCACTTGAATTTCTTCTTCATCATAAATTTCAGTTACTTTCTCAACTGGTTCTTCAACTGCTTCTTTCTTTGCTTGCTTTGCTTCTTTCTTTGCTTGTTTTGCTGCTTCCTTCTCTGCAAGTTTAGCTTGTTTTGCTGCTTCCTTCTCTGCAAGTTTGGCTTGCTTTGCTGCTTCCTTATCTGCAAGTTTGGCTTGCTTTGCTGCTTCCTTCTCTGCAAGTTTAGCTTGCTTTGCTGCTTCCTTCTCTTCATCAGTCAATTTTGCTTTGCGAGGCTTTTTCTCCAAAGCTTTGCGTGGTGCATGCATCTTTGGCTTTGCTTCTTCTTCCTCAACAGGCTCAATTACTTCCTCAACAGGTTCAGTTGGCTCAATTGGTTTTGCTTCTTCTTTTGCTTCCGCCATCAAAGCATCAATCAAATCACTGCATTCTGCATCTACAACTTTTCCGGATTTTTTAGGTCTGCCGCGAGTTTTCTTTGGTTTTTCTTCTTGTGAATTTTCAACAATAGGATTTGCTTTTTTAGGTCTGCCGCGTTTTGTTTGTTTTTCGAACAAATCATCATCTACTTCTTCAATTTGATAAAGTCTTTTCATTTCAGAAATTACTTCTTCTTTATTGTAATTTCCTTTATTGAAAACATTTCCAAAATGAATTGGTACACGACCTTTTGGATCACACCATAATGCACCTTGTGCTTCACGATCACTCGCCAAACCACATTTTGGTTTTCCGGTGTCATCTACTGTTTTTTGACAGTTACGGCACAATTCACCATCTTTCATTGGTTTGTTTGGGCATTGGGTGAACAAATTCTTGTTCTGTTTCAGACCATCACACCATCCTTCTATCCTCTTCACAAAAGGCACCAATGTTGACGCCTTTTCTGCTCTCTTTCCTGACAATCTCATCATCGCCTCCTCCACTGGAAATCCATACATCTTTGACAGACGCTCTACTACTTTGCTTGTGCTCATCTTTTTATATTTCTCTTTATTTCAGATACAATACCATTACTTTACATTTAAGTACTTCAATTTTTTCTCGGGGAGACCGCCCCGAACGCGGTTTTTACATAGTCTTATCAATTAAAAATAGTTTTATTTTGAGATAAGATTCTATTTTTTATTCAAACACAAAGAATCTTGTTAATTATAGTATAATCTTCTCTCTTAGATTCATTTCTTTCTATTTCTACTTTATTTCGCTTTATAATCCACTCAATTTCTTCATCAGAAAACTCTTTCTTACTCATTAACCAATTTAAACATTTTAATGCCGGTTTTCTACCATTAATATGAACACGAATTGAAGAAACTACATCTAATATATCACAACCACATGTAGTTTCCAAAGTTCTACGCTTTTCATTATAAGGTGACCAAATATCCTTAGCTTTGCTGCGAATTGATTCGTTTGTTGGAAACAATTCTTTCAATGTTTCATCATCATCACTTTTCATAGCTTCCCAAAATTTCATACGCCATTTACGGTTTTCATCATAAATTTTAGTCCTGAACTCTTTTTTAGACCAGTTTGATTTTTGAAACATTTTAAATTTTTAGTTATTTGCAGTTTTCTCAACAGAAATACTTATTTATATGAGTATTAAAAATAAATCAATTTTTCGTTTATTTAAAGATTATTTAATAAGTATTTTTAATATTAATAATGAAATATGTCTTATCTCCTTATATGAAGAATGAATTCTTAATAAAAAAAGGTTATGGTTATTTTGAAAATGTTGAAGCATTTGCATGTTATTTTTTAGGTTCATATGATGAAAGATTTATTAATTGTGATAAAACATTAATTATTTATAGTATTCAAGAAGATGAAATTCCACCTCCTAAGGATGGAGAATTAAATGTTTTATGGTGTTTTGAGAACTGTAATCATTATACACATTACAAACATTATGTTAAATATGGTGATTACGGTGATGAAAATATTCAAATTTATATATATAATCATATTGATGATATTGTTAAAACAGATGATTATATAGCATTTCCATTATTGTGGATTAGAATTAAATTCTTTGAAAAATATTATAATGATTATAAACCTAGTATTATTAGAAATAAAGAACAACAAAAATTTAATATTTTAATGACACCTAACTTTCATAATAAAGAAATTAAATCAAATATTTTTATTATTTGTTCAACAATTGATAAAACATATAATATATATAATTTTAAAAAAAAAATAGATAATCTTACTATATATTTGAATAAAAACTTTATAAATTTTATTAATATCTTCAGATTTGCGATTGTGTGTGAAAATTCAGATTCTGATGGATATATTACTGAGAAAATTTTTAATTGTTTTCATGCTAGAGTAATTCCTATTTACTATGGTAATAATCCTGAAAAATATTTCCATGAAGGTTCATTTATTGATGCTCGTAAATTAAGTGTTAAAGAAATTAAAGAGAAAATAATAGAACTCAAAAATAATGATGAATTATATGATAAAATGATTAATCATCCAAAATTGAAAAATCCAAATGTTGACTACTTTAGCGAATTAGTAGATTTTATAAATAGTAAATAGGATTAAATATTAAATAAGGTTAAATAATAAATATTTAATATTACATATGAATAATTATAAATGGTTAAAGTACATTTTTTAACATTCGGTGGAGGTAATCAAAAATTTTATAATTTTTTGGTTAATATTTGTAAACAAGCTTCAAAATTTAATATTTTCTCTACTATTAATGGTATTACAGATATAGCATTAAAAAAAGATGAATATTTTTGGAGTAAACATGGTGAATTTATAGATGAATGTGTTAAAAATAACATTAGAGGATATGGATGTTGGTTATGGAAACCATACATAGTTAAGAAAAAATTAAGTGAAATTGATGATAATGATATTATAGTATATGTTGATTCAGGTAGTCTATTAAATTTAAATGGAAGAAAAAGATTACTAGAATATATTGATATTGTTTCTAAAAGTGAAACAGGTTCTTTAGCATTTAAACATAATAAAGAATGGAAGTTACAAGAACCAATTGAAGGTCATATAGAAAAAGAATTTACAAAAGGTTCAGTATTTGATGAATTAAATGCAAGAGACCCTAAAATATCTGATACATCACAATTAATTGGTGGTATTTTTCTATTAAAAAAATGTGAACATAGCATTAAAATGGTTGATTTATGGTATGAAACTTGTTGTAAATATGATTTATTGTTAAATAAACCTTATTCAGAAACATCGTATCCTGAATTCAATGAACATAGAAATGACCAAAGTATATTTTCTATAATTCGTAAATTACATGGAACTGAATATATTGATAATGAAGTATATTTCGGTTCAGTAGGATGGAAATCAAAAACTGCAAATGAATCGCCTATTTGGGCATATCAATTAACACACAGAACAAGAGACATATAATCATATTTAATTAAAAATAAGTGATTTAATGAATGTTTTAATTATTTGATTTATTAGTTAAATATGATTTAATACATCAAATTTTTCTACAAATGCTTTTATTTTTTTGAATTTCTCTTCAGGTAATTCACTCCAATCTTGTTCACCATCTAATAGCATAATATTTTCATTTTCATTTTCAGTTTCAGTTTCATTTTCACTCTCTTTTTCCAAAAAAGTATTTTTATGATATTTCTCTACTTTTTCCAAGTATTCTAATGAAACTTGTTTTTCTTCTGAACGCCCTCTTCTCTTCATTCTTTCAAATGATTTTTTTGCAGAAGTTGTTAGATAAATGCGAAATCTAGAATTCATACATAGTTTATCCAATCTTTCTTTATAGTTATTATACAATTGCTCATATAACCTAAACTCTATTTCTTCAAACATACCACTATCATACAACATTTTAGTAAAGATTTCATAATCACTTGTAATATCTCTTTCAGTAATAATAAGAGAACTAGGGTTTTCTTTTATTGTTTTTTCTAATAATGCAAAACGAGTATGAAGCACTTGTAATTGAAATGCTAATGCATAACGCTTTTGATTTTTATAATACAAATTGAATAGTGTGTTTCCTTTGCAATCTTTCAAGTTTGACCATTCATCTACAGGTTCTTGTAAACATATTATATTCATTTTTATACTATTACTGAATTTTCTTTGTAATTCTTTTAACAATACTGATTTACCTGCACCAGGTACACCATCTAAGCTAATCAAGCAAACAGGCATTTTAAATTATACTGAACTAAATAAATTAGTATTATCCCTTGGCTAATAATACTAATTGTTATATAAAAATAAAAATCAATTTTGTTATTATTTATTGAATATTATTGATACAAAATGTAATAGTTTTATCTAATCCTTCATAATCAACTTCTTTACAAATCATTCCTTTTTTACCATTTTCACCTAAAAAACTCAAAGTTCCAACATAATTACCAGAACTAGTTTGGGTTATTTTGCTTCCAACATATCTTGTAGCACAACCAAAATCAATCAAATATATTTTATCATTTTCGTCAAACATTATGTTATCCGGTTTTATATCTCTATGAATAAAACCTCTTTTATGGATATTATCTATTATTTCTTTCAGTTTCTTCCTATAAACTAATATTTCTAATGATGACACATTTCTTTTTTTAATTCTTTCTGTTAAAGTTTCTTTAAATAAAGGAGTTATTAGATAACGAAAACCTGAATAATTACCATATTTAATTAATCCTGGTATTCCATTACATCCTTTCAATGATAATAATACTTGTGCTTCATGTTGTATTAATGACTTTTCTTCTTCACAATCTTCTTTTTCTATTTTTAATGCTACATGTTTAGAGTCATAATCATAATCTAAATTTCTGGCTCTCATTACAATACCAAAATTTCCTTCACCTAATAAATCTTTTTCTTTATTAAAGACATAATTATCAATATTGTTTGTCATACCTATTTTAACTATTGTTTGTATTTAGAGTTATAGATTAGCTATTACTAATTATAATCATTTTTTTAAATTTATAATATATTATTTATTTAGCCAATTGTATGCGGTAAATAAATTATATTTTATTATAATAATATGCTATAAAATATGAATAAAGAAGTTTGTGTAGTTTTTTTATGTAATAAAGAATATTTTAGTAAATTCATTAATACTTGTAATCAGTTAATTACAAATGGAAAATATAATGGTAATATTTGTTTAGTAATTGGAGACGATTTACATAATAATGAAATGTTAAATTGTGATTTTATAAAAAATAATAATATTATGGTAAAGCATTTTCCAAATATTTCTTTTTCACAACAGTTTCTTGATATACAAAGGAGAATGTATAGGCCTCCACATTGGTTTAGAAAAAGATTTCAATTCCATAAATTTCATTTGTTTAATACTTTTTTTAAAAAATGGGATTATATTTTTTATTTAGACTGTGGAATAAACATTTTTTCAGATGTATCTCCTATAATAAATGAAATTACTGAAAATACATTATTAGCACATTCAGATGCATATCCTACATATAAATGGAAATTACATACTCAATTTGATAAAAACAATATAAATTATTTTAGGAAACTTAATAATACATATAATTTAAATTGTGATTATTTACAAAGCACTATAATGTTATATGATACAAAAATAATAGAAGATGATACATATAATAATTTATTAAATTTATTAATGGAATATCCAATTAGTATAACAAACGACCAAGGTATAATAGCATTATATTTCACAAATATTAAACCTTTATTTAAACAAATAAAAACACACAATGAAGATTTATACTTTTATGATTACTTATCAAGAAATAAAAATAATAAATATATTATGCTAAAAAGTATATAAATTAATACAAATAAAAATTAGATTTTTAAATGACATTATATTTAGTTTTTATTGTCTCAATTATCCTTTTTATTTAAACAAAAGGTGCAATTTTAAATATTTAAGTGTGTAAAAGAAAATTGATAAAACAAATCAAAGATATTATAATATTAATATTATTACTATTATTACTATTATTAGTGCTAATTAATAAATTTATAAAATGACATCATACTTTCCTTTCGAATTATCACCTTTCCAAAATGAAGCAATTAATGCTATCAAAAATGGAGAACACTGTTTAGTAACAGCACATACTGGTTCTGGTAAAACTGTTCCTGCTGAATTTGCAATTCAATATTTTGCTGAAAAAGGTAAGCGTGTTATTTATACAAGTCCTATTAAAGCATTGTCAAACCAAAAACTATTTGACTTTCGCCAAAAATACCCTCATATTTCATTTGGTATTGTAACTGGTGATATTGAAGATAATAAAGAAGCCCAAGTTCTTATTATGACTACAGAAATATTAGCTAATTCACTATTGAATTTGAAAATATCAAAAGATAAGAAAGCAGAAAATGAAGAAAATCAAGAAAACGATAATTCTCCACTTCGTTTTACAATGGACTATGAAAATGACTTAGCAGCAGTTGTGTTTGACGAAGTTCATTATATTAGCGACCCTACAAGAGGGCAAGCTTGGGAGCAATCTATGATGCTTCTTCCAACTAATGTTGTTTATGTTATGCTTTCAGCAACAATTGCTAACCCACAATTACTTGTAAATTGGATTAGTGATATAACAAAGAAACCAGTTAAATTAGCAAGTACAACTGAACGCGTTGTTCCACTCAAACATTATGTTTATACACCGTCACTTTCTGATAAAAAACTTCGCACATTAACTAATGAACAACAAACTATTGTGCAAAAATATTCAGATACACTAACTCTTATTAAAGAAGGCGAAGGTCAAACATTTAACCAACTCAAATATGCTGATGTTTTCAAGGTTCATAGTAAGTATTTGAATAATATAACCCCACAAGCATGTATTCCTAATCTTATCCGCAAATTAAAGGAAAAAGACCTTCTTCCGGTTTTAGTATTTGTATTTAATAGGCAACTTACTGAGACACTTGCAGAGAAATTATGTTCTTCAGGATTACCTTCATTATTTAATAGTGAAGAAAAATCTGGCCACGATATTGGCGGAAAGATTGAAAAAGAATGCAGACATTTGCTTTCGCAAAAAATACCAAATTATAGTGACTTTCTAGAATGCGATGATTTCAAACGCATTATGTTTTGTCTTAGCAAAGGAGTAGCATATCATCACGCAGGTATGATGCCTGTATTGCGTGAACTAGTAGAGTTTTTAGATAGCAAAGGTTATGTGAAAGTATTATTTGCTACTGAGACTTTTGCGGTTGGCGTAAATATGCCTACAAGAACCGTTATATTTTCAAGTCTTACCAAGTATTCAGAAGATGGTGAACGCTTTTTAAAACCACACGAATATACGCAAATGGCTGGGAGAGCAGGTCGCAGAGGTTTAGATACTGAAGGTCATTGTATTTTACTTAGTCCATCATTATCTTCCCCAAATTCACTTGCAAGTATATTAACTGGAAAACCAAACACTATTACATCTAGTTATAAAATTAGCTATCACCTTATATTAGGAACACTTGAAGAAAGCAGTTTATCAATAAATGAATTAGTATATCGTAGCATGAAATATTCACATAATAGCCTTCTTGCTCCAAATCAGAAAAAATATATTGAACACCTCAAAGAAGAATTAGGTGAACTTATTTTAATATCAGATAAAGCAGATGAAAAAGTATCATTTACTAAGACAGATATTAATGATGTTATGACTTATCATGATATTGAGAAGAAATTGTCCTCTGGTATGGTGAAAGGTAAAACAGCAAAATCGCTTATAAAACAGAGGCTGAAATTGATGCAAGATAATACATATATTGAACGCGATTATGAGATAGTCAAAAATACTTGGGATAAAAGGCAAAATGTAATTAACAAAGAAAAACAGATTGAATATGCTAATGACTATGCGTGTTATGAAATTAATGCAGCAATTGATGTTTTAAAAGAACTGAATTTCATAGAAGTAAGCGATGAAAATATTTGTACTAATACTGAATTAGGGAAATTTGCTCTTTCGATTTATGAAGCACATCCATTAGGATTACCAATGTTTTTGAAAAAAGAGTTTAATATGTTTGACAAATTCAAAGGAGACTATGTTGAACAAGCAAAACTATTTGCTAAAACACTAAGTATATTTACTGATATCAAAGTAAACGATGATATTTATTACGATAATAATACAAAGTATCTACTTGATAAAGTAAATAATATTTATAATCAAGCATATTATGTAGAGCAAATATCGTGTGACAATGGTCAATTTCATTTAACACAAGATTATAAAGTTCAAGGTGTTCTAGTGAATTATATTGAGGATTGGTGCAATGCTAAAACAAACGAAGAATGTATTAGAATTATTAAAACAGTAAATGACAATTGTTATGTTTCATCTGGCGATTTTGTTAAGGCATTATTAAAAATCGTCAAACTTAGTAAAGAAATAATGTCTGCGTGTGAAACTACTAATAATCTAGTATTTGCAGCCATATGTAATGAAGTACCTAAATTAATATTGAAATATATTGTCACATCTCAATCATTGTATGTTTAAAAAATATTAAATATTATCAATTAATATTAAATATTATCAATAAATATCAAATAAATAAAAATGAGTAGTTCATATTTTTTAAAGAAATCGTTTGACGAAAGAGTAGCTGAAACACAGCGTATGAGAGAAAAACATCCTGATAGAATTTTTATTTATTTAGAAAAACAAGAAGGTTCAAGATTACCAACTATTGATAAACATAAATATTTAGTTCCTAAAGACTTAACTATTGGGCAAATGATACATGTTATTCGTAAGCGTATAGATTTATCACCAAGCCAAAGCATATATTTATTTACTGAAAATAATACATTACCTAGTTCATGTCAAACTATAGAATCATTATTTATTACAAATGCGAATAAAGATGGTTTTATGTATTTAACCTATAATACAGAGGAAGTTTATGGATAAAAAGAATTTTAATTTACTCGTTATTTACTTTTTATATTTATCACTTAACTAACATAACTTTTATAAGTATTAATTAAAGAACCTTCAGCAAGTGCATGTTCTACTGTCCAATAAACATTAAAGTTTAATACCGATTGTAAAAAATTAATTTCGTGGTCAATATTAAAAGATATAGGAAATACTACTTTCATTAGTCTTTGTGCTGCATTTTTTGAAAGAATATATGTGCACATTGTACGAGATAATCTTTTTGGTGTTTTTATCCATATATCATCTGGTTCAGGTGTAATACCATAATAATTTTGTACAGTATAATTACATCCAGAATGTAAATAACCTATATCAAGGTCTGTTGGTATATTTTCTAATTGTTTTTTTAGTATTTCATATGAATTTTCTAATAATACAGTATCATCTTCTAAAATTAATCCATATTCATCATTACCTTCAGCAATAGCTTTCCATACAGTTATATGATTTAAAAAATTACCTAAATATCCAGGTTTACTAGGTAATAATAACTGTCCTCTAATATTATTGTCAGTAAATTTTTCTTTGAATTGTTTCAAAAATGGTGTTATATTAACCATAGAAGGATTTATTGACCTATAAATAGTTGAACGGTCACAATAATTAGAATAAAATAATATTTTCGGCATCTTTAGTAAAGGTAAATTTTTCTTTAAATATTCTTTTCTTTCAGTTACTTTGTCATAATGTGTAATATAGATTGGTATTTCTTCCATATTTATTAATTATAATAAGTTAATAAATATGTATTTTAAACTTATTGAATCATAAAATATTTATTAAAAAGCTGTGCAATTCATATTTTGGTATTTATTGCGGAAATCGCGGAAATCTTGCACACAATTCTCATATCTTGCTTGATACTTATTGTTGCTATTTGTTCCGGGCTTAAATGTAGCAAGAATTACGCGTATCTCTTGAAGCAAATCCAACTGGTCTTGAAGCTCCTTCTTCAAATGCTGATTTCCACTCTTTTGAACACTCAACTTCTTCAATAATGTTTGGTAAGTTTCAGTCAAATGTACATACTTTGCTACGCTAGCACTATAACTATTCTTGCGTGAAAGTTCACGAGAACGCCGTGATGATGCTGCATTTCTCTGTGCAGTAATCCTAGACTTTGCACGAAGATATGCTCTTTCTACATCACGAATTTCTTTATTAACCTGAACACGCATTTGGCGAATTTCGCGGCGAATAACAACATATTGAGTAGAAAACTTCTTCAACCGAAGTGATTCTGTCTCCATATGGTTAATATAACGACGCTCTTCCCTAATGAATACACGCTGGCGCTTTAATGATTTGAGAAGTTCAGCATCTTCATTTACCTTCTTTTTGAATTCACTATCATAGTGGTCATATGCGGTTTGAGCGCGGGACATATGCCTCCTAAATACTTTCATACTACGAGTATAAGATGTTATTCTGTGCTTATAAGTTCTTTCTACACGGGTATCACTTGTAATGCGTGATGACATAGCTGCTAAATCACGCTTTACATCTTTTTCAATACCAGAAAGTAGTGTAGAAATCTTCCTGTAAGAACGGCTATTTGAAACATCGCGAGTTGTGCGGACTGATGCGGCATCAGCAGTGGGTGCCTCGCCGAAAATAAGTGTTGTTAAACCTAAAAGGAACAAAATGGGTACTGTCTTCATATTGTTCTTATATATAGTTCAATACTTAAAAATCTTTATATTTAATTTATTTGAAAAATAATCATAAATAATTAGATTAGCTACTATTACTTATGATTTTATGATTTTATGATTTTATCTTCTAACCTTTCTTGACTTATTAGTTTTTCTAAATCTCTTTGTTATCTTCTTATTTTTATTAGTTTTTTTAAATTTCTTTATACGCACTTGTTTAGACTTTCTATATTTCTTAACACGAATCTTCCTAGATTTCTTGCTTCTGGTCTTTCTTGCTTTTCCTCCTGTGGATGGGTTTTTTCTTCTAATATCTTTTAAATAATCATTATAGTCGTTAACTAATTTTTCTTTTCCAAGGGGTGTTAAATTTTCATAAAAAGTTAAATTATTTACATCTATGTATAAATTGTTAATTACGAAATATGGGTCTAATTCTTCAGATATTTTTTCTATTTTATAATTTTCATTAATTTGATTAAACGGAAATGTTACTTGCTGATTAAAAATAGTATTATTACTACCATCTAGCTCTTTTTTATAAAAATTTTTCCACTTTGCTATTTTATTATTATCTAAACTATTATGATTATTATAAATATAAGAAATATAAGAATGCTCTTTTATTTCTTTTAAAACAAAAAAATCTGGTATTGTATATCCACCAAATGTTTCTCGTTCTTTATCAAAGTAATCATCTTTTAAAATTCTATCTTTTATAGTTTCATTACTTAGTAATGGGCGCTTATCAAAATAATAAATTTTTTCATCATCAAATATACTATTATCATGTTTTTTATGCACTATAAATTTATTACCTTCTGGTTCTATTCTGTAAACTACATTCAAAGGAACTAATTTAAATTCAATTTTACTGGTTCCAACAAAACATTCTTTATTTATAATTTTTACATTAAAAAAATTTTCTAAAAAATAATCAGTATCAATAGGAATTTGGAAATTATATTCAGTATTTTCAGCCATAAATTTCTGATTTAAAATATTAGCTACTATTTGATAAAATATCTTATCATCTATACTACTGTCGCTCATTATCGACCTATATAATTAAAAAATATATTTTTCAAATACTTAATTAAATCGCATATGACGTATCGCATATTACATTATCTCAACATTTGGCTAATCTAACTTTATCATTAATAGTTTGACATTCATCAAATACAATTATTCTACAATTTATTTTATCATATTCACTAAACTTTGTTTTATTATCTATAATTTTATTTTTAACATTGAATATTCTTGACAATTCTTCAATATACACTACTAAATCTTGTTCATCGTCATTATTTTCAATATCTAATATTATTCCTTCATATTCTTTTGTCAGTATTTTATCTGATGATTGTTTTATGAAACTAAATAATTCACAATCCAAAGAAACGCGTCTACTTTTTTTATATTCGTAATTAATTCTTTCAACTATTGATAAACTATAATCACGAAATTGCGTCAAACAAAGATATCTGTTAATTGGTTTTTGATTTTGTTGATTTTGTTGATTATCTAGATTTAACGCAATTGTTATCATATTTGTTAAATCTGATAATCGCCTCATAGGTGAAGTTATATGTGTCCACACTAATATATCACCATTATCACTATTTTCATAATTTTCCTGTAAATCAATGTTTTCCTTAGTGCAATAACTACCTGAATAATACCCTATTTTCCGCTCTAATTCTTTCATTTCTTCCGGTAATTCTTTTTTACCAGACTTTCGCATATTCACTCGATAAATACAAGGCAAATCTCGGTTATCAAGCCAATCACATACATATTTATTCATATAAGTCATCAAATATGCAACCATAGTATGACTATCATTAACAAAACTACAATTATCAAATGTTTTGCAATTACTAACCATATTTTTTACACAGTCAAACAATAATTGATAAGATACATTCTGCAAAAGTTCACTACTATCATAAACATAATTTTCAACTATTTTTGCATTTTCAATACATAATGTTTCATCTTCTACTATTTTTTGCGTATTATTCCAAACTATCTTTAGAACAAGAACTGGTTTGACATTACCTTTGTTTAAACTGCAAATATTTTCGGCGAATTTCTTCGGCATCATATTGATTACATTTCCACACAAATATAAACTGCATGTGTTTTTCAAGCTATTTATTAGTTGATTCGGTGATAAACCTAATTCTATCAAATCAACTAAATATGATGGAACACAAGTAATTGCAACATAAATCTCGAACAATTCGTCTTTTGTTTCTGGATTAACATATTTGCGAATACCTAATGCATCATCCATATCACAGCAACCTTCTGGGTCAATAGTAAATACATTGATTACATCATTTTCTTTTGTTTCATGATGTGTTTGGTGTATTTGGTGTGTTTGGTATTTTTGCAATTCATTTATTTTTGCATTATTTATTTCTTTATTCCACGAAGAACTCAAACTAAGTTTTTCTTGATATGCTCTATATTTGCAAAAAGCTTCTAAATCATCTGTATTACCTAATGTTTCCACAAGTATTGCTTCTGGTCTTTCAGTATTAGAGTGTTTGACGATTTCAAACAAAACATATTTATCTGTATAATATCGCGAACAACTAGTTTTTTTAATTTCATATGGTGTTTTCACAGTTGGTATATCTTTATATGAATGACTAATTCCATAATAGAGTTTCCCCACTTTTCCATTACTTTTAACTTGTCTACCATAAGTTTTACCACAAGATAATTCTAGTACACCTACTAGCATATTATTACTCATAGTAACTTACTATTTTTAATAATTATAGTTTGACACTGTTACTTTATAATAATCAGTAATAGTTAATAATCAATTTTTATAAAAATTAGAAATAATTGATTTTATTTAATAATTGTTATTTAATAGAGTTAGTGGTAATCAATTAATAATAAATAATAAATAATAACAAACATTTATAACTAAATAAAATGGGTAATTATTGTTTTCCAAGATTAAAGTTAAATATAACTATATTCAATGATAAAAATGAAAGTTTCACTTTTACAAAAGTCAAGGTATTTTATGAAAATGAAAGTAATTTAAGTTATAAAATAAATAAAAATAATTGTGTTGCTATTATTCCAAAAAAAGATAGTTGCAAAAATTTAGAAATCACATATTCAGGTGATAGCTTAGAAACAAATACAATATTATACTGCAAAAATATAAACCATAATATGTTTTTAGTAGAAAGACAATTAATAACACCAACAATATCAGAAGAAAAACATATTAGTTATGAAGGTGATTTAATTGTAAAATGTTATTTAACAACACATAAAATAATAAATGTTAAAGTAGAACATAATGATAGTTGCTTTTGATTGCTGTCTTAATAAAAGAAAATTGAATGAATAATATTTTTATTTATAAATAGTATTCATTAGTTATTAATTGCTCTCTCTTTCAACTGGTTTGTTATTGTTATTATTGTTGTTAATCTCTTCATATGTTTCTGTTCGAGTTTCTTCTGTCTGGTCATTTTCTGATAATTCTGTTTGATTAATCATTTTAGCTACTTTATCTCGTGTATTGTTTCGCTGCAAAAATGCTAATCCGTGATAGTGTATTACTGAAAGTGCACCCATATATGTTTGATAAGTCAATTTACAAATACTGGTTTTCTTACCAAACTCAATACTATACCACCAATAAGGAGGCAAATAGAAAACCTTACCAGGCGTTAAAGTAATATCCAAACATTTCACCCTACTAAAATCGCCTTTATATTGTGACTGAGGACGCCAAGGATTTACAGGGCTACGAAACTCAAAGTTATTAAAATCTTTCATTAAATACAAATGCTTTGTGCTTTTAGGTGGTGCTAATTTCAATTTAGCAGTTCCTTCAGTAACAACCAAATATGTTCTATAATCAATTTCATAGCGGAATGGTGTTTGCGTTTTATTAGAGCCAAGAAGCCAATCATATTCACATTTTGACACCATAGGTGGTCTCAAGAAGCCATCACTATTTTTCATTCTATTAATAAGTCCGGTTTCAACTAAAAAATCTTTATTTTTTTCAGAAAACATTGTATGCGAGTTTTCATTAAGCAATAATTCATTAGCAGCACCAAATGCTAATGGTACATAAGGTTGTTCTACATCTGCTTTATGTTCAGTATCGTGTTTTCCGCGAATATTAAGGTCAAATGCATCATACATACTTGATACTTGTTCTCTGGTCATGGAATTGCATAAATCACCAGTATCTACATCAAAAATGGATGGTTGTCGTACTCCACATATTTCTTCAAATCGGTCTTTAGACGGTTGGTCTACTTCATATACATCCAAATCATTACTTACCTTAATATGATGATAAACATGTAAATAAATGAATAATACACAAGAAAATACTACTATTGCTAATAATGGATTCATTACTGTTAATTTCTAATAAAAAGAATGTGATTTTCTTACGCTATTTAATTACTAAAAAGTATTTCTAAATTTAAGGATAAAATTAACTAAATTTAGAAACAAATATTATTTCTTATTTAATTTTTTACTTTTCAGGAAAAGTTACTTCATCACTAGTAGTGCTTGTTTCTTCTTGTGTTTCTTCTTGTGTTTCTTCTTGTGTTTCTGCTACTTGAGTTTGTTCGGTTTCTTTAGAAGTCATCAACTCTTGTTTAATATCATTATTCAAAAAATTAGAAGCGGTTTTAGACAAATCTAAAATCTTCATTAATGCTACATTTGTCTCTACGCTAAATATTTGCAACATCTTATACTGATGCTCTAATTGTGATATGCGCTCCTCTAACTCTGATATTCTTGAAACATACTTATTGTTCTCTTCTGTATCACTATTATCACTACTAGGTAAGTTATTAACTAATTCTTCAATCTTATTAATGCGACCTTCATGTGCAATCAACATTTGAGCAGGACTTTCATATAAAGGCTTATTTTGTGTTTGATTATTTTGGTTAGTGTCATCTGGTTTAAATTGTGGCTCATTTGGAGGAACACGACCTGCAATAGAATTCTTTGAAGGTGGAACTGCAGGCTGGGCTCTGCGCCTTCTTGCAGATGCATTAGATTGACTACTACTCATATTAATTTATATATTGTGTGTATCTACATAATCTTTATACTTATTACGCACTCATCTTCATCTTAATTGCTTTCATAGGATTATATCCTTCAATATCAAAATCATCGATTTTATAATCGTCTAAACATTCGCGAGCTTCCTTAATTACAAATTTTACAACACTATCATCTTTAGCAATAGTCTCTTGACGCTCAATTTGTGTCTTAAGTGGCTCAATATGGTCCTCATAAATATGAGAATTACCTATAACATGAACAAACTCCTTAGGTTTCAATCCTGTTTTACGAGCAATAATATGGGTTAGCATACTATATGAAGCTATGTTGAAAGGCACACCCAAACCTATATCACCACTACGCTGATAGAGCATACAGGAAAGTTCATCCCCATTTGATACATTAAACTGACAAAGAACATGACAAGGTGGTAAAGCCATTTGGTCAATTTGACAAGGATTCCAAGCACTCAATAAAATACGGCGAGAAGTTCTTGTTTCAGGATTGGAAAGTTGGTCAATAATATAAGCAATTTGGTCTACTCCTTTGCCTTTATAACACTCATCACGGTCAGTATATTCAGCATTAAAAAACCTCCATTGATGTCCGTAAACTGGACCCAAATCATCTTCTTCTAAATGAGTCAAACCTCTTGAATCCAAGAACTCACGAGTAGCATTAGCATCCCAAATATGAACATTTTCATTCTTAAGTTCGCGATTATCAGTAGAACCGCGCATAAACCAAAGTAACTCTTTAAGGCAAGTTTTCCAAGCAACTCGTTTTCCCTTCAAAAGAGGCAATTCATCATTCCGCAAATTAAATCTCATCATATGACCAAATACTGCCTTTGTTTTTCCATTCCGTCCTTCTTCCCAAACACCGTCATCTAAGACGCGCTTAACCAAGTTGTTGTATTCTTCGTCAGGAGTATTCATTTTCAGAAAAACTACCTATATGAATATATGTTATTATTCTTTAATTTTCTTTTACTACATTATAGAAATGGACTCTGTCAACGATATTCCAACAGATGCAAAAGGTGTATCAGGTTTTTTCAAATATGTTTTTGACTTCGATGAGACAAATAAAGCATTGATTTTCAATATGCTCCAATATGCTGTTATAGCTATTATTCCAACTGTATTAGTTTTAAAGGCTATTGGTTTCATTATTCCTGAAGAAGATGAAACTAAGGGTTCAGTTGAGATTGGCGCAGAAGTTATAGCACAATTGGTGCTACTTATACTTTCTATATGGTTTATTAACAAGATGGTCCGCTATATCCCTACTTACAGTGGTGTAGCATATCATGCATTTAATGAATCCAACTTCCTCATTCCATTCTTGGTAATTATGCTTACTATGCAAACTCGTCTTGGCGAGAAAATCAGGATTTTAAGTGACCGTGTAATGGAATTGTGGGAGGGTCGCAAGCCTGAAACCGGTAAACCCGGTGAGAAAAATGCAAACGGTGTAAAGGTTTCACAGCCTATTTCCGGTGCAAATCAAGGTGGTGTTCGTCAACCACCTCTTGTTAATAACAGCACTCTTGGTCTTTCTGGTGTAACTGGACACGGACAGCCTATGACACAATCCGCACATGCTGCCGCTTTGACACCACCTCATCAGGACCCTAATTTCAACCAATTTTATGAGAATGACCCTATGCCTTTGATGAATGCTAATGAGCCTGTAGCTGCAAATGAAATGGGTTCAGCATTTGGTTCCGCTTGGTAAATTTAATAACTTAAAAATAATTAAACATTAATTCGTTTGACAATAATTAATGTTCAATATTCATTTCATTTCATTTCATTTCATTTCAATATTCATTTCATTTCATTCTTCTATTTGTTTCAAGTCTACAACAACTTCTTTAGCAATATTGCGTATAAGTTTCTTTTCATCGTTTGAATCTTTTTCAATTGGATTTGTAATTGCTTTTACTAGTCGTAAATACTCACTTGTTAAATTATCATTATTAGACCAATTAGGGTGCTTTTTCTCCCAATCTTGTAAAACACGGCTTTGTTTAGCAGCAACTGCTGTAATTGCACCATGTAGTTTATTTCTGTTTCCATTATCTACTTCCCAAGCATCATTATCTTTGATACACAATATTTCGCGAGATAAATCTGTACAATGAATTGGGCGTTTATAAAGGTCTAATTGTCGTAAACCATTAACAAATACATTACCAAGTGCATCTATCATTGAATGGTCTTGATATTTAGATATATCATTAAGTTCAACACGCAAAGAATTTACGAAATCTTTGAGATTTAGTGCGTCTTTACATCTTTCCTGTAAAAATACATTAATATTTATTTGATTATTATTGTAGATACCTATTCTTGGAGCCATATTATCATTGAAAGTATTTATTAGCATTTTGCGTTGGTTTCTTTCTTCTTCTAATTGTTTTTGTATTTTTTCCAAATGCTCATCATGTTTTTTCTCTGTTTCATTCATTTGTTTCATAATTGCTACAAGTAATTCTTGTGTAACATTCCCACTTTGCATAACTTCGTCAGCATAATTCTGGATACTTTCCTGTGAATTATTATTTGCATGTATATTTGTTTCAACCTTTCTTTCTTTGATTTCTGATTGTGGAGTTGAACATTGAGATTTACAACATACTTTTGAATGTTTAGTATATCCTCCTTTTGATTTGAATTTTTTAAAACAATTAGAACATTCATATGTTATTTTAACTGCTGTAGAATCAGTTGCTTTCAAATGCTTCCATGTAAGAATATGTTTTTCATAAGATGACCTCTTATCTGTATAATAATTACATGGTTTACATTCATATACTTGACTTATATTTGACATCTTTTATGCTAATAAAATAACAGATTATTATTTAAGTTAATTAATATATCCGAATTTTGAGATTTTCAGACTTTCAAATTTTCAGACTTTCATACTTTCAGATTTTTCAGATTTTTTTCAAATTTTTTTCAAAATTTTTTATCCTTAATTTTTCAAAAAAGCCAAGTCCCTCCAAGTCGAGGTATGCAGTCATTTACGCTGTGGCGAGCAACTTTTACAACCTAAAAAATGCTTTGCTTATGCAGTCAGAGCAACTTTTTCAAAAAAAAAGGGCCAAGTCCCTCCAAGTCGAGGTATGCAGTCATTTACGCTGTGGCGAGCAACTTTTATAACCTAAAAAATGCTTTGCTTATGCTGTGCGAGCAACTTTTTCAAAAATTTTTGTTTTGGCCAATTTTTTTTCGAAAAAAATGAAAAATTTTTCAAAAATTTTCAAAAAAAAATTATGCAGTCAAAATATTTTACTAACATGATTTTTTCTTACCATTTTTGCTTTCACTATTTTACAAGAAAAACACAAAAATATTTTTTTCATTTTTTTTCGTTTTTTCGCGATTTTCAAAACCCAAAAATTATTCCGATTTTTTTCTCTATTTTCTTGAAATTCTGCCAAATGGGTTTTGAAAATCCTGAAAAAATGAAAAAAAAATGAAAATTTCTTGAATATATTTTGCGAAATTATGGTGTGATTTCAAGGTATATTTATATAATATATGACTGCATAAATGGTAATAAAACATATTACTAATATTTAATGTTTGACAGCATAAAATCCGCATATAATATTTGCAAGAATGATACAAATAGATTTTACTCATACATAATAACAGCAGTTATGACATTAGATATAAATACGCTATTGCGTGCGATTGACAACGAAAATAATGAAGGTGTTCTTCAGCTAACATCAACAGAAATAAAGCGCCAAAAGAATGATATCTTACAGAAGTTAGGTGTGAAAGGAAAGACATTAGCTGATTTGCACAAGAAACTTAAGGATTATCGTTATATAGAAGATTTAGAGCAATTAAATTACGGTTCGTTCGTCAGATGGATTAACATTAGTGATCCAACTGAAGTATATATTACTAATGGAGGGCATATTTGCGATATGGTCGCAACAGATAACAGTGTTAAAATAACATGCAAAAATGTATATAACAGTTTCTTCAATTTCGATTTTAATAGTTGCCTTGTTTTTCAAAAATTATCTAATCAAGAAAGAGTATTATTAATTGCTATGGATAATCTAGCTAATTAAATATTAGTTTCTACTACTTTTTACTACTTTTTACTACTTTTAGTAGGTCTACTTGTTTTTCTTTTTGTCATTCTTCTTGTAGATTTGCTACTTGCAGATTTACTAATTTTCCTAATTTTTATTGAACGCGATTTTTTACATTTAAAACCAGCATCAGTCAAACCTTTTGAAAGTAATATACTTTTCTTGCAAATAGGAATTGACCGATTTTCACTTTTTGTTCTCCGTTTTCTAGATACTTTTTTAATACAACGACATAATTTATCAGCTAATACTTTTTCGGCTTTTTGTTTAATATTTCTTGCATTATCTGATTTTTTGTAAGGTAAATTGTAGTAGTTAAGAACAACTTCATACTCTTTTTTTGTCAAACTAAGTCCTTTAGGCATATTAATAAATCTTATATATTCTAATAAATGATTTTCTTTTTTAACATTACTTATAATTATTTGATTATAATTAATTATATTTAATTATAATGATTATTGTTGAAAATGAGTATATTAACAAGCTATTAATAAATATTTTTATTGGGTTATTAACTATATTATTATATATTATAATATCGAATAAGTTAATGCCTAAAACGAAAAATGTAGTTGTATTTGATTTAGATGAAACATTAGGGTCGTTTGCAAAATTAGCAATTTTAGAACAAGTAATTGAAAAAAGACAAAACAAAAAAATAACCAAAGATGATTTTAAATGCTTAATAGAAATGAACCCAGAATTTATTCGTCCAGGTATAATAAGCATACTCAAATATATTGTTGAAAAAAGAAAGCAAGGTAAATGTGATAAAATTATGATTTATACCAATAATCAAGGTCCAAAAGAATGGGTTGAGAATATTAGCGATTATTTTTCATACAAAGTAGGTGAAACAGTGTTTGACCAAATTATATGTGCATTTAAAATCAATGGTAAAAGAGTAGAACCGGGTAGAACATCACATGATAAATCATATAGCGATTTCATTAATTGCACAAAGATGCCTAATAATACACAAGTGTTTTTTGTAGATGATGTTCACCATGCACAAATGGAGCATGATAATGTTTATTATATAAATATTAAACCGTATCATTATAAACCCTCAATTGATTATTTACTTGATAAATACTGTAGAAATGATGTAAGAGAAAAGAAAGAATTACTGAATATTTCTAAAAAACTATTTCACCCTGCTATTTTAGAAGGTGAAGAAAAATTGGAAGATGAGCAGAAATTAGACGAAATCATAGGTAAATGTATGTATCAACATATGTGTGATTTTTTCAGCTCAACGTCTAATAAATCTAACAAAACCAACAAAACAAGAAAGAAAAAGCCAAAATAAAATTGTAAAAACAAAAACAAAAATAACAATATTTACAATCATAATAATAAATATATTAATTAATATTTATTATTCATAATACATTATTCATAATACATTATTCATAATACATTATTCATAACCAAATATATACATATTTTCAAAGTTCGGCTAATTCCCCTAATTCAGCTACTTCAGCTACTTCTGTTTCAACTTGACCTATCTTTGATTCATGTAATATATCTAGAAAACCAGTAAGTTCTTTATTTTCTAAATCGGTTAAATATTTCTTAACACCTTTTGTAAGTAGTATAAGAATACCAGCACTAAATGCTATACCTCTTCCAAAACCACTCAAAGGTTTATGTTTTATATATGGATTAAAGTTGTATATTAAGAATAATGCAATATAAATAGTCAATAAAAATTCTAATTTAGGTAATACTTCTGTTCCTGTACTCCATAATCCTAATGTGGTCAAACCAAATATTACATATGATGCCCATAATCCATATGTATAAAGCTTCTCATGAAATGCTAATCCCATTATTAGTTTATTACTTATTATTTATAAACATAATAACTATTTGAAAATTATTATGTTTCATAAACTATCTTGATATTTTGCTATTCTACTATCTTGATATTCTACTATTTTTGTAAATCATGCAATTAATTATTTAATACATATCTAATGTTCGCGCACTGGGGTCACTAGCATTAACATATCTAGGCATCCAACGAGTTTCTAATCTCTTATAAAAATCGCCGTCCAAATTGTGGTATGTTAAATTATACTTATTCATAATTTGCTTCAAAAACAAATCTTTATAATAAGCTTGCTCTACAGTCATTTTATTATCACTTTCTCTTATCAAAAGCTTGATAGAATCCGACTTCAAAACATTACGCTCATTTATTCTATCTTCAATATCATCTTTCCAAGACTTTTGTTGTCCGCTTACACCATCACTAAATGCTTCCTTACGCCTTTCAACCACTTCTAACGGCAAATATTGATATTCATGTGTTTTCAATGCACTTCGAATAAGTTCTTTTTCAACTATGGGCATATTATTACTATTAATGTAATGCTCTTGCGCATATATAAAATACTCTCTAATAAACTCAGGGTCCAAATATGGTGTTCTTGCTTCTAATCCATTACCAGCAATAGATTTATCACTGCGTAATACATCATAACTACTAATTTCGCTTAACAAACGCAACCGCTCCATAACATGAATATTATTATTCTTGATTGCTTGGAAATACAAGTATCCACCCATAACTTCGTCAGCGCCATCTCCATTGAAAACTACTTTCGCATCTGTATGCTCGCGGATATATTTGCAAACCAAATAATTACCAACACTTGCACGAACAGTAGTAGTATCATAAGTTTCAATCGCATTAACTACACTTGGAATAGCGTCAAACATTTCGTCATTTGTTACTATTACTTCAGTATGGTCACTTTGTATATGCTCGGCAACCATATTAGCATAATGCAAATCTTCCGAACCTTTCATCCCAATACTAAATGTTTTCAGTTTACCACCTTGTTCTTTGATAATACGACTAACCATACTTGCAATTAAACTACTATCTAATCCTCCTGAAAGCAAACAACAAATTTCCCTTTGTGAAGATTCAACGCGCCTTTTAACACAATTGAATAATGTTTCTATTAAATTATTACTTGTGTAATTGTTAGAATTGTTAGAATTATTAGAATGATTAGAATAATAAACATGCTCATATGGCGACCAATAACGCTGAATATTATGTGTTCCATTATCCATATCAAATGTCATAAAATGACCTGGTGGAAAATGTTTTGGTTTAATCATCATTGAATCATTATAAACCGGATTATTAATATTATTGCGAGTAGCAGATGTAATCTGTTTTAATTCACTTGCTACAATAAGTGTCTCACCTAGATTATTAGGTTCATCTTGATACAAAGGTTTAGCATTAGCAATACCGTAATAAAGTGAGCGAATACCTATGCGGTCTCTTACAACATACATCTTGTTTATGTTTGTATCAATAATTGTTAAAGCAAAAACACCTTGTAAGCAACTTATAGTATATTCTAAACCATAACGAATGTAATATTCTAGAATTACTAAACAGTCAGACCCCTTCTTACTGTATTCACTTTGTTCAATATTTATTTGTTTATAAAGTTGTTCATAATTATAAATCTCACCATTGCAAACAAGATATACACCATCTATACAAAAAGGTTGCATACCACTTTCTGTCAAACCATTGATTGCAAGACGATTAAAACCTAGATACCAATACAAATTATTTTCTGCGGAATCTGTAAATTTAGAAGATTCAGGGCCTCTATTTTTACCAAGTAAGAATGATTCATTCAAAATATTTTTTAAGTTATTATTAGTATTATTAGTATTATTAGTATTATTAGTAATACTTTTAATTTGTCTGTTGCGTGTTATGAAAGCAAATATACCGCACATTTCTATTAAAATATATTAACAGTTCAAAAACTAGTTATACTATTTATTATTAATCTCTAATCTTTAACCTTTATGTAAATAATAAATAATTTTATTGTAATTGAAATATATAGTATATATAGTATATTTAAAAATGCCAAAATTATATGGAGTAGAACAAGGATATAAACTATGTAATTTAGACCGTAATGCAGAAATAGATAATCGTATTTATCAGCGTAATATACCATCAGCTCCTTTACAACCAGCTTTTTCCATGAGGCCAGTACCAACTAAATACGAACTAATGGGTATTGTTGATAAAAGAGCACCAGCAGCAGAGAAGATTATTAAACAGCCTATTTATAATAATCAGACTATGTTCAATCCCGGCACAGCACAAGCACCATATGCAGGTTTTGCAACTAATGTAAATGTAGAATCCACTTTAAGAAACCAATTTTTTGCTTTGCAAGATTGCGACCAAGCAGCATATATTCCAAGTACTAATAGCGAATTATACCAACATAAAGTAGCTCAATCGTCAAACAATTTGCCTAATGAATTCATATATTTACAAAGAATGCAGAAATTTGAACCATTTAATCCAAATCCATGCAATTTAGGTAAAGGTGTATTTATGAACCATACACGCCAGCAATTGAAAGATTTATAAATATAATCATATAATCATATTCAAAGGTTTGCGTTTTTAATTAGTCAACCAAATATATATTCATTATAAAGACAACAAATAGTTATAATGAATGATAGTTCAAGTAATAATTTAGATATAACTTCAATTGATATGGCTACATTGACTTTTTTAACAAATGTTAATTGTAGAGCAAAATTAGAAACCTTAGAAGGACTTCATAATTTAAAGAATAATCATAAAGCTAAGTTAAAACAAGATATTAAATTTTATAGAAAACGCATTATGAGTGGTGTTAAAGATATTTTACTTCGTAAGAAAAATAGTGTTATTACAGATAAAACAAAAAGCGCGTTTGATGTATTTGTTGCTTCATTAATTGATGATTTTAAAGTAGATGATACTAATGATGTAATTCAAGCAAATTTGAATGATATAGATAGCACTGTTAGTGATGAAAATGAATCTAATGAATCTAATGAATTTAATATAAATAGTGAATTAAGAGAAAATTATAAAAATCAATCAAATCAAGCGAATCAATCAAATCAAGAAAATCATAATTATAAAATCATAAATCAAGCAAATGAACTATTAAAGAAAACAAAAGTATCAAATCCAACAATGGATAAGTTTGTTATCAAAAAACAATTAGATGAGCGTTATGCTGTTGCAACACCACAATCAAAGATGTTTGACACACCACCACCAAATACTATAGATTTAAGGGAACCTTCGTTGCGAACAAAAGGTATTAGAAAATCTTCCAAAGAAAATGTAAATAAAGAATATGAGAATAGACAAGATGATAGCAGGTCTAAAAAAGAGAATAAGACAAAGAACACGAAGAAAAAATAAATCTAACACTAAAACTAATGGAAAAATAGTAAGTAAAACTAAAACTAAAACAAAAACTAAGGGATATTCTAAACGGTCAAAACGGTCAAACAATAAATCAAAGAGAATAATTAGAAAACTTAAAAGTATCTTATTAAATGAAAAACCTAGCCAAAACCAAAGCCAAAACCAAAACCAAAATCAAAACGCAAATATTAATAGTACAAATCATATTATTACAACTGCTAAAAATAATAACAATAGTAAAGCTAAATGCAGTTTAAACCGAACCAATAAATTTTCTTGTTATGACAATAATACTTTATTAAAATTGAAAACATACTGGAATGCTAGACACCCAGATAACAAAATAAACACTAATAATCCAAAGCAGATTTGGGAAAGTTTAAAAAATAGGTTGAGTTCAACATGTAATGCGGAGTCTTGCTGGTTAAGGCAAAAATTCGTAAATGATAAAGTTGCTCGCGAAATTCGCAATTATTCATTTGCACCTGAAGCACCATCATCTTGGATACAGAAACCAGATGAATGGTTATCTTCAGTAGATATTGAGAAGGTAATGAAGCAATATGAGAACGCCTATCATTGCTTCGAATTTATTGGACCAAGCCCTATTGATTATGATACACATTTATTAAATGGCGAATGCGTTTGGGAAGAATTATGCAAGTTTGACATTAATTCATATATTAAACGCGGGAAATTTAAAATAGGTATGATTTTCAATTTGGATAAGCACTATCAACCAGGCTCACATTGGGTTTCATTATTTGTTAATATTAAAAAAGGCTATATTTTCTACTTTGATAGTACTGGACAAAAACCGGGCAAAGAAATTAAGAATCTAGTAAAAACAATCACACAACAAGCAAAATCTATAAATATGAATTTAGAATATATTGAAAATAAGAGAGAACATCAAAAAGGTAACAATGAATGTGGAATGTATAGTTTATATGCAATCATTTCGCAGCTAAAAGATAGCAAGCAACCAAATGGGTTTTTAAAAGGTGAACCAATTACTGATAAAAATATGAATATGTTGCGTAATAGCTTTTTTAATAAAGCAGGGTCACTATAAGCATATTATCATATTATCATATTATCATATTATCATATTATCATATTATCAATTATAATAAACATAACTCATAATTGATAATAAATAACAACAAGTATTAAATTAATAGTTGTCAAACATTATGGTAGGAAATTATAAAAATACAATATTAGCTAATACAGTTTATCTTTATAGCCAATTTTTTGAACAAAATTGTGACAATGCACGCATACTAATAGTTGGTGTAGAAGATGGAAATGCTTTGTGTAAATGTGCGGATTTGATTATTAGAAAGAATATTAAATTATTTTGCATTAATGTTGAAAGTAAGTTGTTTGACAAATGTAAAAAAAATATTGAAAAAAATGGTTTGGAGAAGTATATTGTTATTAGTAAAAAAACAGAATGTTTAGATAATGAGTCAGAGTTTTTTGATAGTGCATATATAATTAATTGTTATACAAAACTTGAAGATAGAGAAGAAATTACTTCATTGGTTTTAGATTGGTTAAAAGAGGGGAAAGTATTTTA